CGTCCTCAATTCAAGGTGTTGATATTCTGCCAGTTTGGGCTCTGGCTGTCATCTATGTTTGACCAGCCGGGGTTTTGCGGCGTTGGGATCGTCACCCAGCCCGTGCCCTGGCTTGAGTCTATGGTGGCCCAGCTTGGGTTCTGAGGGGTGGAAATTGTGTTCCAGTCCGGGTTCTGGCTGTCGTCAATCAGGTTCCACAAGAACCCGCCAATCAGGGAGTCTGTGATCGTTGCTGACACCAAAACCGGGGCGTTGTAGATGCTCCCCGCTGGGCTGACTTGATCAACCAACTGGGCAACAGCCAAGACAACCGGGTTGTAAATTGATCCTGGGGGTGACACTGCGTCCGTGATTGTGGCAGATTCGGCTACGCGAGCGGCAAAAGCAGCCAGCGCAGAAGCTGCGTCTGTGATTGTGGCGGACTCGGTGACGTTGGCCAGCGGGATAAATCTTGCCACGACCGTCTCTGTACCTGTGGCTGTTTCGGCCAGGGACGCCGGGAACGTGGCCTGCGCTACAACCCTGTCAGTCTGAGACGCCGTCTCTGCAATCAGGGTGTTGTACGTACTTCCTGCTGCCTGCAAGGCGTCTGTAACTGTTGCGCCTTCGGCAATCAGGCTGTTAAACACTTGCAGGGCGCTGACCAATTCAGTGCCTGTAGCCGCCTCAGACACTATCGCTGTAAGAATTCTTAGCGCCGACACCACATCAGTGCCAGTACCCGACTCAGTTATTGCTGCTGCAAACTGAGCAAACGCGCTGATGACATCCTGTCCAGTGACGGATTCAGCAATTTGAACTTTGAATATCTGTTTTGCACTGGTTGTGTCTGTGGCACTTCCAGACTCCTGCACCACCGGCAATGCAATGTAGCGGGTCAGGACCGCGTCTGTTCCTGTTGCAGATTCTGAAAGCGAAGAATTAACAGAAAACCCGGCGGTGTTTGTGTCCGTTGCCGTTGCTGACTCAGAAACGATTGGCCGTGTGTTGTATTGCGCTGAGTCTGCGTCTGTCCCTGAAACAAGCTCAATAATCTGTCCAACATATACCGGGCTACTCGATGCCAGATCAGATATAGATGCTGACTCCAAAACAATGCAAAAGAACCCTTTTAAAGAGGTAATTAAATCAGATGCATTGGCAGACTCAGCAACCGCGCTGTAAAACGCAGCCCGCGCTACAAACGTGTCTGTGCCTGTTGCTGTTTCTGACAGGCTTGGGTTGTAGGTGCTTCCAGGCGCGTCCACCGAGTCGGTGCCTGTTGCTGTCTCAGAAATATTTACAAATGCGGCCAGTATGGCTGCGGCAAGGTCAGTGCCAGTGGACGTCTCTGTAATGGTTGCACTGGGCCGGAAGATGCCCGATATAGAGTCTGTTCCCGTCCCGGTTTCGGCGATAGACCCAAGGTACTGTAAGCCAGCAGAAATTGAGTCCGTGCCCGTGCCGGTTTCTGAAATTGTGCCGAGCAGCGTCACCGTGGCTGTGATGCTGTCTGTACCTGTGCCAGTCTCGGTGATGGTGACGGAATAGACCGTGCCGCCTGCGGCTACAAAGTACCAGCCCAGTGACCCGCTGTTGGTTGAGTTAGCTCCCGCATACCAGTCATCGACCAAAGGGTAAGCACGGACGTTTGAGACGGTCAGGTAGTCCACATTGGCTGCTGTACCAGCGCCGCTGAAGATCAAAGTGCCCGGAGATGCGGCAGATGTGCCACTTACCGTTAGAACCCGTGTTGCTGCGCCGGTTGCCGTCCAAGGGTTTGTCAGGGTTTGGGTTGTGTTGCCCAGAACAATAGACGTTGCACCCGTTGCGCTGTAGGTGTTGGTGATGGTCTTAAAAGTGTTGTTGCCCGTGATGGTCAGAGTACCTGCACCGCCTTGGTCAAGCGTGATGCCGGAGTAGGATATGCTTCCGCCTACAAATGTTTTTGTGTTGGAGTTTGTTAATGTAATGGTTCCTGTGCCAGTGACGGTGACGTTAGTTCCCGAATTGTTCCAAGCACTCCCTGTACAACCAATTGACCAAGTTCCAGAACCTATTGCCAAGGTCTTTGCCAAATCCCCAGATGTCGTTATGCCGCAATTACCATTAATTGTTGTGACGGTTGTTACGTTGTAGCCATTTGCATCGAAGGTTCCCGCAGTAATCGTATTAGCGCCCGATAAATTCGAACCAAAAGAAGCAGCATCTTGCAGCGTCACTGAACCACCGGGCGTGTTAAAGTTAAACCGCTGCGTAAAAGTCCGACCCGCACTTGTAATCGTCTGACTTCCTCGTCCAGCAAAGGTCATTACACCTGTACCCGACAGCGTAGTGCCTGTACCGTTGATCCAGTTGCCGTAGATTTGAGGTGTTGTCGAACCCGTTGCCAGCGTCATTGTGTTGCTGGTACGCAGCGACATATCAATCGTGCCGATGTTGTAGTTGGCGTTGATGGTTGTCGTTGATCCGGATGCTGGATACGTTGCAGCGGGGAAAATGGCTGTATCTTGGGCAAGCGGGAATTGGGTCGCATCAAAACCACCGCCAGACGTAGCAGACCAAGAGCCTGTACCTGTTGCACCCCAGTTTGCCGAACCTGTTTGACGGTAATACACCGTCTTCGCCGCATCAAACGTAATCCCGCTATTGCCTTTTGCATCACCAAACCGAGTGCCAGAGATCGGAGCGGCAGCACCAGAAATGGTGATGTCACGGAAGTCAATGTCAGCAGCGCCAGCGGTCAGAGTGCCAACCGTCAGTGTTCTGGTTGTGCCAATCGTGTTAGATGCTAAGAACGTGCGGAAGGCAGCGGCTGTTCCGGCGTTGAGCGTCAGGGTGGTGATGGTTTGGTTGGCACCGAATGTGGCTGCAATAACACCAACTTGCACGTTACCGGCAAAAGACAGCGTGTTGAATGTGTTTGTGCCTGTAATACTCCTGCCACCAACAGCGCCACTAGTAAAACTAACATTATTAAAAGTCAACCCACCACATGCAATGCCAGCATCCGAACCAGAAAGATTAAGTTGACTTGTCCCTGCGTTGAAAGTTAAATTGGTAACAACAGTAGCTAAAAATGAGGACAGTGATATTGTACTAAGCGTTACAGTACTTCCATTTAACGATATTGATCGAACACTGGAATTGTTTGATGAAAACGCGGAAGCCGTCAAACTATAGTTGCTTGCAGAAGTGCTAAAAGTGCCACAAGTGACGGTAAAAGTTGAATTGCCAATATTAATTGCACTACTAAGCGTCCAAGTAGCGCCAATTCCAATAACTGTACAAGATGATGCCAGCGTCAATCCATTGGTCGTAAACGTGTAGCTGCTGTTACCCGCCCACTGCATTGCACCCGTGTACGTCCGGGTGATGCCCGTAGCAGCAAAGCTCACGTTGCCGTGGAAGGCAATGCCCACTGAGCCAGCAAAGGTCACGTTACCTGCGGCGGGGCCAGCCATTGTGAACGAAGCGCATCGGGCAAGCGTTACACCAGCGTCAATCGTGGCTGTGTAGGCTGTGGCGTTAGACAGTGAGTCAAAGATGACCGCATCCAAAGACGTTGGGATTGCCGCGCCTGAGCCACCTCCGGATGATGTAGACCACCGCGACGTATCTGACCAGTTGCCTGTGCCGCCTACCCAGTACAGTGTGCGAGGTGCAGGTGCGGCTGTGAAAATAACACGAGTGTTGCCCGATACGTTTGTGCTGTTTGCGCCAACGTAGAACTCGCCGGGGCTGTCAGAGGCAACCGTGCAGTCACGGATAGACAGGTAGTCAATGCCGGAGTTGGCGGGGCCTGCGATAGAAAGGGTAAAGGCTGAGGCTGCGGTGCTTGAGTTGACGGTGACTACGTTTCCAACAGTGCCGGTGACAGCCCATTTTCCGATAGTATGCGTTGCAAGAGGAAACGTAATGGTATGCGCCACCGTTTTGGTGGAAGCAAGTTCTCCAAATGTGTTTGCACCTGTAATTGTTAGCGTGGATATGCCCGTTGTTCCGCCAATCGTCAACTTGTTGTAGTAAAGACCGCCGCCACGAAATTCTCTTGCGGCTGTAGATGTGTCAGAAAGAACAATTGTGGATGTTCCTGCAATAAGTGTTGGTGCTATAGAGCAATTCCACACAATATTTGTGCCTGAAAGCGTCCAAGTACCAGAACCCATTTTCAAAGTAGCGGCACTAGTAGAACTATTATTAAACTGCCCCGTTGTCACGTTGTAGGTGACAGCGTCAAACGTCCCCGTGGTAAGTGTCAGGGTTCTTGTTGCCCCCAAAGACAGCGCATCGGCAAGCTGGACGGTTCCAGATGGGTGGTTGATTGTTACAGGACAGCCAAACTGAACGCCGTTGCTGGTGATGGTTTCTGTTGTGCCGCTGGAAAAAGTGATTGTCCCCGTTGTGCTGGATGACGTAACTCCCGTACCGAATTTCCAGTCGCCGTAAACAACAGGGGTGTTTGTGCTGGTTGTCAGCGTCATCGCGCTGGTACGCAGTGAAGCGTCAAACGTGCCGATGTTCCATGCGGCGTTAATTGTGATCGTGCCTGTTACGCTGCCAGCGGCTTCATCAAACACCGCCGTGTCTTGCGCCAGCGGGAAGTTGTTGATGTCAGGCGTTCCACCAGACCCTGGTGCCCAGGCCGTAGCACTCCAGTTCTGAGCGCCTGCAAGGTTCCAGTACACCGTCTTGGCAGCAGGGAATGTGATGCCTGTGTTACCCCCGCAGTCACCTGCTCGTGTGGGTGATGCGCCTGATGCTGCGCCAGCAAGGTTGATATCGCGGAAGTCGCAATCATCGGCAGAGATGGCCGCTGCTGTTATGGTGCGTTGAGTGCCAATGGTGTCGGATCGCAGGAAGATACGCCGCACTGCGGATGCGCCAGCACAGGTCAGGGTGCCGTTGATGGTTTGGTCAGCGGGAAAAGTACAACCCATTAACCCCGCAGATGCTGGTGCTGTAAACGCAAGATTGTTAAATGTGTTTGCACCAGTAATACTGTGCGTTTGCGAACCAGTATTTGTAAAAGATAGGTTATAAAAAGTCAATCCTCCACCAGCAAACGATCCGCCAATAGTTCCAAAGTTGTGATTTAACTGAGAGGTTCCTGCATTGAAAGTAAGGTTAGTGGAATTGGTAAATGTAAACGCATTGTTATTTGAAAAGTTTAAAGTACTTGCGCCAAGATTTATTGTTCTGACATTGCCGTTGCTTGAAGAAAACGTACCACCAGTTACCGCATACCCCGCTGTAGTAAACGTCCCGTTTGTCACCGTAAGCGTGTTTGACCCAATGTTCAACGCATCAGCAAGCTGTACTGTGCCGCCGTAGGTGTCGATGGTGATGCCGCTAAATGTTTTGCCTGAACTGGTGATGGTTTGGGTTGTGCCGCCGGAAAAGGTAAGAGCTGCCGATCCAACAAACGCAGTTCCAGAGCCATTAGTCCAATTTCCATATACCGTTGTTGCTCCAAACGCAATGGTTATTGCACTAGTTCTGCCAGACATGTCCACGTTGGGGACATATGCAATGGCAGTATCCAACGTAATGGTTCCCGTCACCGAGCCAGCATTGGTAAACGTGGCGGTGTCTTGCGGCAGGGGGAAATTGTCCGTGGATGGGGAGCCAGTTGATGTTGCGGCCCAACCGTTTGCACTCCAGTTCTGAGCGCCAGCCAAGTTCCAATACACCGTCTTAGGCGTACTAAAAGTGATGTTCCTGCACTCGCCGCGATTGCCGATGCGTGTTCCGCTGATGGGGGCTGATGTGCCACGGACGTACAGGCCACGGAAGTCTGCGTCTGTCAGGCTGGGGGTAGAGTTGACCACCAGATCAACAGAAATGCCGTAAGTGGCTGATGCAAAGAACACCCTCCTGTTACCTGCTGTGCCTGTGGTGGATAGTGTGCCGTTGATGGTTTGTTGGGCGGCAAAGGTGACAAACGCAATACCGGCTAGTGAGGGAGCCGTAACGGAAAAATTGTTGAATGTGTTTATTCCAACAATAGGTCTTGATGTTGCCGTAGAACTGTTTGTCCATGCTACGTTATAAAATATCTGACCGCCAACTGAAATGCCGGCGCTAGTGCCCGTCAAATTAAATTGAGACGTCCCAGAATTAAATGTTAAATTTGTTGTTGAAGTGGCAAGTATTACCGTTGAGCTATTACCGGTTATAGTAAAAGTCGATGCGTTTAAATTAATTGTTCTGTTGAGAGTGCCGGACATGGCAAGGCCGCCAGCAACAACCGAATAGCTATTGGCTGAAGAAGTATCAAAAGTACCAGCTAATACAGAAATACCAAAAACATTAGTTACTGTTATTGCGCTACCAAGCGTCCATGCTCCGCCAGTTCCGTTAAATACCACTTGCCCAGCAATTGAAGTGCCGTTAGTGGTTACCGTCCTACCGGTTGTGGTTGAGCTAAACGTGATTGTGCCCGTTGAACTCCACAGCGTCCCCGCCAGCAGCGACATAGAGCCGCGAACGTCCAGTGTGGGGGAAGTACCCGTAGCAAACGTAACCGTACCTGCTGACACCGTAATGTCCAGACAGGCCAAAGCGCCCGTCATTGTGACGGTGTAGGTACCGGCTTGGTCAAAGAAGACGCTATCCGCTACGGTCGGGACAGACGCACCACTACCCCCGCCGGAGGACGCGGACCAGTTAGTTGTGCTGGTGGTGTTCCAAGTGCCGGTGCCACCAACCCAATACCTGTCGGCCATGCTTACTCCTGCGGAGTTTCAACAGGCGGGGCAGTGACGATGGCAATCCAGTTATCAAACCGCTGCTGCTTCATCGCTTGAATCTCAGCGTCGGTCATGCCGTGGTTCTCAGGCAGATGAAGGGCGTCCCGAAAGACGCCGTGCGGTGAGTCAAACTCAAAGTCGATTTTGATCATCGACTACCCCCATCAACCAGCCAGAGAGAAGGTGTACGATACATTCAATGTATCACCGGATACCACGTTACGATCCCCAGGCGATTGAAAGTCAGCAGCCGAGAACAGGGTTCCGGTGGAGCCGCCAGCAGTGTTGTTGCTGGTCAAGAACGCACCGCCCACCGTCTGAGTAGCGTTGATGCTAAACGATGCGGGGGATGCGCTGTTGGTCACAACAGAGGGGTTGGCATTAGTGGCCGCAGCAAAAGTGGCAGTCGGGCGATTGCCAGCATAAGGAGTGACTTCAGTCCAGCCAGCGTGGGAGGCCATCGTGTCGCCAGCAGCCGGGGTATTAGACGCGCCAGCACCATACAGGCCGATGTACCAAGTGGTGATCTGGGTGGTGCTTGTCAAAGCGGTTCCGGCCATGTACTGAAGACCCACGTTGACCACAAGGTTCTGGGACTCAGCGGTCCACTTCAGAATGCCGTCTTTGTCGTAGCACTCCATGCGGAAGCGGCCAGTGGCTTTTGCCACCTCAGTGTTCTTGGTGCCTGCAATCAAACCGCCAGAAACGGCGTCAGAGGCTTTTGCAATTTCATAAGACATGGTGGCTCCTTAGTTAATACGGATCAAGGCCGTTTCAGGGTGGAAGGCGGGGAATTGGATTTTGAAGTCCTGCGTGAGCGTCACCTGATCAAGACCGAAATTTAAAACCCCAATTGCGCGGTTGCTTTTGGTTGAATTGTAGATAAGCGCCCCCCTGACCGAAAACGTGGTGGCGTACCAAATCGGGTCATCAAAACTGGCGTATCCAGCGCCGTCGGCAAATGCTACCAACGGATTGAGCAGCGTTTGCCCGCCGGCAACGTACCCGCTGCTGCTGACCTCATTGGCGGAGGTGTAGATTAAAGTGGAAGGCCCCAAGTTTGCCGAAGAATCGTACAACGCGATTTTGATCGTGTCGGTCAAAAGGTTGTGGATGCCCTCTAGCAACTGACCCTTAAAACTGGTGACCAAGCCTGCGGTGATCATTACTGCACCTTCAACTTGACTTGGCCATCCACATAAGCATCGCCACGCTGCTTGCCGTCGCCCAGGTTCTTCAGCAGCATCAGCGCCTCTTTGTACTTGCCGTCGTACAGCGCCATCATGTCGGTTTCCCCCTTCATGAATGTGTATGCCTCGACCAAAGAGCCATACAGGAGCACGGAATCAAAATTGTCGCCCAGCCATGTACGGCCGGCAGGGACTTCCGTTATGGACTCGGGGTAGTAGTAGTAGTGCAGTTCTACGCCATACGCAGCGTTTGGCGTGGGGCCCAAAATAAACGACAACTCGTCCGTAATCGTCGGCCCGTCTACGGTCGGCCCAAAAATGGCGTAATACTTGGGGAGCCCAGTGGCGGTCGGCGAAGGGTAGACCTGCCGGATGTAGTTGACATCTACGTTCTTGAGAAACGAATAGTTTCCGCTGTTGTCGATGACTGCCAACGAGTAAGTGGACAGATAATCGCCTGGGGCAGACAAATATTTGTTGTTTGCACTTAAACTGCCAGTGGCGTTCTTTCTCAAGTTGGCAAGCTGCACCGTGTTGTAAATACGTTGCTCGGCCTGTTGGATAAAGGTATCCAACTCGGTAGTCGTGAAAGACGTATTTTCGGTGTAGCTTTCGATGGCGTTTTTAAGCTCTGTGTAGTTCATGTGATCTCCACCGTCACAGGAGACAAAATCCCGCCTGCATAAAGCTGCTTTGCCGGCTGCATGGGCTGCATCCCAATACTAGCAATTGTTGTGTCCACCGTCAATCCAACGTAAACGGTGACTGCCATTCTGGCCTCTGGCCTGGGCTGATACAAAGCAATCGGCTCGTTGATCGTTCGCTTGGGCTCCAACTGCGGATGCTTGGGCTCGTAGCACTCCCGGCAGACCTTGAAACCTTTCCAGTCTTTGATCAGGGCGTTCAGCTTGAACCGCTGCCCGCACTGGTCACACAGGGCTATCGCATATTTGCCAGAGACGTAACCACCGGGCATGGTTACCTCGCTTGGTACATCGGCACAGCAAAATAACCGGACCGCTCCCGGTCCTCAGCCGCAGCGCGAGCAAACTCCTCATCGTACATGGCCTTGAGCAGCTGAATACGATCCGGAGCCTTTTTGACGGACAAATAGTACGCCACCCCCGCCACCAAGCAAGGCAGGAACCGGAAAGAGACATCGGCAGTGTTTGTGAACGCGCCTGCATCCTGAATGCGCCGAATGGCATAGTACCGGAAGATGTAGGACTGCGTTGCATCCGGGGCCGGGTACAAGAACAGCTTTGCAGGGGCGGTGCGCTGCACAAAATACTGGGCGGGACGGGACTGAGTTGACTTATTGGGGATGTGCAGGTACTCCGCGTACCCAATTCGGTCAATTGTGATGTCCTGCTGTGTCGGCAAGCCCGTGTTGGTGCGGATGACCGCTGACAAGGCGTCTACAGTGTCGTCTGGCAGCGTGTACTCATACTGCCCGGTAACCAAGGCAACCTGCCGCTGCTCAATCGTCCACAAATTCAGCCCCCTGTTGGCCCATTCTGAAAACATCAGATTGATGGACCTTAGGGCCGTCTTCATGTCGTAGCCATCCCTGGCTTCAAGGCCGCAGCGTTCATAGGCTTCGACGATGATGTCGTCGAAGTCTAGGTTGAAAGTAGCTGTGCCCGAGGTGGCCATGGCTTAGTAGATCGTAGCAGTGCGAGGGCGGGCTGCGCCCACGCCACGGACCTTGACGTTATCGCCTGAAATAGACTTTTTTACGGGCTGGCTCAAAGTTTTGCCTTGGGGGCCTGCGGTATCAGGACCACTGGCATAGATTGCGCCGCCTTTGGCAAAGCCCTTCTTGGCAATGCCTTCTCCGCGCATGGCGAGGCCGCCTTTTTTCATGCCGTGTTTCATTTCTTGCCGCCTTTCTTCTTGGCCGGTTTGGACATGCCCGCTTCGCTTAGGCCGATTGCGATAGCTTGCTTGGGGTTAGTAACTTTTTGGCCTGACGAAGACTTGAGCTTTCCGGCCTTAAATTCATGCATCACTGTCTTGACTTTGTTAGTTGCTCGCACTGCGATGCTCCTTCATGAAGTCGTCAATCTTCTTCTCAAGCCGGTCAAGCCGGTCCAAGACGCGATTGATGTCGGTATGCACCTCCGCTTTGGTGACATACTCTTTCGCAATCTCTTCCCGAGTGCGATTCAACAAAATTTGAATCCGCTTGACCTCGTCCGTCGACACCTTGACCCAAAACAAGATCAAGGCGGAGACCAAAGAGAGCGCGGCGTTCCACAGGGTCACATCCATTTCAGCACTTCCATGCTCTCAGGCTTTTGTTGATCCGGCTATTCGGGTCCTTGGCCGTTTTCTCGCTAGTCAGCTTCTTCTTCATGCCTTCCATACGGGCACAAAAAGAATCTTTGCGAGAGCCCCCTTCAGGCTGGGGCGGCTTCAGGCCCGGTTTGCCCGGATTGGCACGGTTGTAGGACGCCCTCCCTTTGGCGTTCAAGCCGCCTTTGGGATTTTTTCCCTCTTTGCGCTGCCAAGCCGGGGTTTTAGCCATGTCAGTACATCTTGCACTGCTTGTTGCGGGCCACGCCCACACCACGCGGCGCTACAGAAGAAAAGGGCTTTTGGTAGTTCTTGCGAGGGGTTTGCTCAGGACCACCCTTAGACATGTCCTGTTTTTGAGCCCCAGGTTGCACTTCGCCCTGGTACTGATCAATCGCCATTTTTGCTGCTCGTCCCATGATGGACTCCTTAACCGTAGAAAAACGTCACCGAAGTGATGTTGCTGAGGGTGAGATACGGATCAGCTTCAAACCTGACCCCGTCATTTGGGATCAGCAAGTACATGCACCCCGTGCCTGATGTGCTTGCAGGCGTGGCCAGATTGATAAGCTCGGTGCCCGATGTTCCACCATCTTTAAACGAGATGGAGCCGGCAGTGCCGGCAGGAACATAGTAAATCGCCTTGATGCGAGCGCGAGGCAGACCGATCCCGGTAGCCCCGGTAGCGGTCATCGTCTTGGCTTTTACGTCATATTGAAAGCCCATGGCGGACTCCTAATCAAGCCGTACGGGTGAATACGTAGGCTGTTGCGCTGGAGAACATGATGGTAAAGCGGGCAAGACCAGTCGCACCAGAAGCAACGGTCAGGTCGCCAAACGAAGCTGCGGTGTCAACCCCAGCACTAGACAAGACGCCATTGGTTGCAGCAGCAATCGTCACGGTGTTTGCGCCAGCGGTGTTATCAATGTACAGGTCCATCACGGTGCCACGGGTTGCTCCCAAAGCTGCACCTAGCAAGGTGCCAGTGGGCAGCGTGATCGTGGTCGCCAGGGCCGAAGTCGAGGTGATGTAGCCAGTTGCAACCTGTGCTGCAGTGGCGGTGGCCGTAGCGTTAATCGCAGCGGTGGTGGGGTGGTTTTGGTCAGTAAAAACCAGATTTGTGGCGGTCAAATTTGTGGTGGTCAAATCCGTGACACTGGTAGTAGCCCCAAAAGTGGCATTTACAGTGACTGCGCCAGTCGTGGCGCTTTTGGTGATGGATTGAAAGCCGTTCTGCGAACGAACCGGGCCAGTGAAAGTGGTGCTTGCCATTTGTTCCTCACATGCGAGTATGTTGGCGGCGCTCTGTCTGCATGTCGTCAGCCGGGACTGTCAGAAACGCCGGGGACCCCGGAATGAAACCAATATACACCAAAAGAAAAGGGAGCACAAGGCTCCCTTTTCTCGGTTTCTTAGGCCCCAGGAGAGCCGTAGATACCACGCGGGTCGGACCAACCGAAGCTGTAACGCTCGCGAGCCTTGTACCGCACGTTGCCGGTGTCGAAGTCGCCTTCGAAAGCGGTGCGGATAGGCGAACGCTGGAACATCTTCAGACCGTTGGGCGCATCGGTAATCAGGAACCATGCGTTGGTGTCGGTCAGGAAGTGGTTGACAGCGTAGCCCTCGGGGATCAGGCCCATGGACTTGATCGCGTTGATGTCGTTATCGGCGGTTGCAGTACGCAGAGTCGACTTCATCAGGCGCTCGGCGGTGAACTGCAGTTCCTTCGGAACGATCATCTTGCGGGCGGTCAAAGCGACCTTCAGGCCACGCTCGTCCGTGAACGCTGCGATGTCGATGATGCCCTGCTCGAGAGAGGTCTCGTTCAGGTCAGCAGCAACAGTCGGGCGGTTGGAAAAGTCAGGGCCCAAAGCGGTCGGGTGAGCGGTCGAGCACAGAGCAACGCCGTCGCCGCCAGCATACTGGCCGCCGGTAAAGGCATTGTTCAGCACCGAAGCGCCCTTGACCTGCTTGGTGTTGGCCATCGAACGAGCCAGAGCCTTGGTGTAGCGAGCCGACAGGCGGTCGTAGAGGTTGTCCTCAACGGCCTCTTCGGTCAGCGCAAACGCCATGGCAATGGTCTCATGGGTGTAGCGAGCAGTGAACGATTCCAGAGCGGTATCGTATGCCACGCCAGCACCCTCGGTTTTCACCGGAGCGGAGCCAAAGCCGGTCAGCATGACCTCTTCTTCAAATGCACGGTCAGAGGTCTCAATCGAGAAAATCTCTTCGTGCTCGTTTTCGTATCGCTTGTACTCGATGCCGAACAGAGCGTTCAGGCCGGGCTCAAGCTCTTTTACGAGTTGTGAACGGGTAATAGCCATGATTAAGCTCCATCAGCAGCAACACCGACGCTACCGTACTGGTGTTGATTGAGTTTGACGACCAGGACTGCATAGTCACCCAGCGCATTGTCGGGAGACTCATACAGACCCACGATTTTGAAGGTCAGACCTTGGGTCTTAGCGATGGAAGCCGACGACAGCGAGCCGTTGGAAACACCAGAAGTGGTGCTGCCAGTGGTGGAGGCGGTCGGATCAGCGTTCTTGCCGATATTTGCCTGGGTCACAGCGCCATCAGCTTGGACCAGGAACAACTGGCTCGGGTCATCCAACACTTCACAGGCGATGATGCCTTGAGTAATGTTGATGCTACCGGGGTAGTAGTTTTTCCAGGTGGGCTTGTTAGCACGGGTGGGGTCATCGTACTGAACACCGTTGAACACGCCCGTGGGGGCAGTGTGGGTGGATGCGTCGTACTTGATGATGTAGCCGTCGTATACGACGACCAGATCGCCTTGGTAAATCGCCCCGGCCTGATTGTCCTGAATCTGATAGCCGTACTGCTTCTGAGCGCCAGTAGCAGACAGGTTACCAGAAGGACGCAGACCAAAAGGCTTATTGACGTTTGCCATTTGAAGCTCCTGCTAAGTGTGGGATGTACCAGCGTCCTTTTTAAGTCGGCTGGCGGAAAGTTGTGCGAGAACTCCGCTCCGGAGATTGGATTCTCATTGTAGAGTGAGCGTTCTCACGCATCATCTCGTTGTCCACTGCCAGCAACTGTTCCTGGGCCTTACGGCGGAAATACGCATTACGCTCTTCAATGGTTTCCTTCGGAATCTTGGCAAGCAAGAGACCACCAACAGAAATAATGCCGGCGTGTTTGCCGTCATCCATTGTCGGGAGAATATTGTGGTATTCCTCCGGCACATCCTGCAAGCGCACAAGCTCATAACCTTCGCGCAGCTTGGAGTAGACGTTCTGTTTGTCTTGGAAACCGTTTACCTCAGAGCGAATCCAGCGGTATTCAAAGCCTTCAGGGGCAGGCGGCGTGTCAAGACGCGACGGGGGAGACCAGGGTTTGCGGCGTTCAGCTTTGGCACGGGTATCTGCGCTGCGGCTGGCACGGTCAATTTTCATTTCGCTCATGGTCTTACTCCTTCACGTACTTGGCATATTCCTCGAGAGGAACGCCCAGTTTCTTCGCAATAGCAACCTGACTCGGCGATAGCCGGACAGTACGGCGCACACTATTCACTCCCGAACTACGGGCTGCAGGTGCAACAGCAGGTGCGGAACGCTGTTGTCTGGAAGACTGGTTTGACGAACGACCTTCGTCAGCGAAGCTTTTGGGAAACTGCTCCCTAATTCTTCGATCCAGTTCAGTGTAATACTCGTCCGAAGAGGGGTCAACCCCCTCTTCCTCGATAAGCTGCTGATGAATTCCCCAGGCCGCATAAGTCATCACGCGGTTCTGGCCAAACCACTCGTTATTAGACGCCCATTCCTCGGCCCGGGGATCGGGCTTACGGGCCGGTTGCGCCGGTTGTTGAGGGGCCTGCTGTTGGGCGGCATATTGCTGCTGTTGGCGGGGATCGGGCTGCTGTTCCTGCAGCCAAGACGCCACCTGCCGCTGCTCTTGGACAAGAGTTGACAGCCTTTCCTGTGCTTCGGTCTCAGTATCAATGTCGCCTTCTTCACGGGCTTTTTTGATAATCTGCCGCAGGGCAGTTTGCTGGGTATCGAGGCGGGCTTTGGCCTCGTTGAGGCGGCTGTAGTCGGTCTGAACCAGCTTTTGTTGCAGTTGCTGAGCCTGGGTTTGCAGTCCCTTTGCGTACTCCAAGGCTGCCTGCTCGCGGCGCTCGGCTTCGCGCATGCGAGCGGTGAGCTTAGAGATGCGTTTTTGGACGTTGTCGTTGACCGCATCAAGCTCGTCCTTGTGGGACGCAGAAGCCGAGCTCTGGGGCTCGGTGGGGGTTTCGGAAGCAGCTTGCGGCTGCTCGTCTGGCTCAAATGTGACGTTGGTGGCTTTTTCATCGCCCCCTAGGTCAAATTCGAGTTGATCGTCATTCATCACAGTTGCCATTTTTTACCTCACATGTGTAGGATGTCTTCGGGATTTTTGATCGTCGCCAGAATTTCGTCGTCATTGAGAATGCGTATCTCGCCTCCGTCAATCATCATCCGCGCCCCAGCATATCGACCAAAAATAATCCAATCCCCCTCTTTGCACCAAGGGCCGTCAGGGAATTTGCCCGTGTCCTTGTATGCCAGCGGCCCAACGGCCAGGACATACGCGCACGTAGTTGTGAGTTGTTGGCGCTCGATGGTTTGCTCAGCCAATTCAATGCCGCCTTTGGTGCGGCGAGCGCCTGCGTATGGCAAGACAACTACCCGCCATCCTGTGGGCTGGGGCAAGCGGTCTCGTATGGATTCAGCCGTGCTGATGTGCTCGGCTTTGGAGGCCTCTTCAGCGGCAATTTTTGCCGCCTCGTCGGCAGCTTTTGCCGCTGCCTCTTTGGCCCATTTCTCTTCCAGTGCAGTTGCTTCCATGATGCTCCTTTAGTCAGGGTTTTTGTCCAAGAGGTCTTTTACCGCCTCTTCAACAAACTTGTACCCCTCTAGACGACCCATCAGGAATCTGTACTGCTCCATATCCTTGACAGCGCCATTTACCACCATGCGCTCCGTATTTTCTCGGAGCCGTTTGACGGCAAATAACACTTTCTCTGCGAACTCAAGCATGGATTGCTCCTATGAAGCAGACACATAACCCGTGTCTGAGGGGTGATTTGATTATGCAGCAAATCTACGCAATTTTCACCTTGTTAAATGCGTCCTTGCGATAGACGTACTTTACATCAGGTTTGGTTTTAGCGGTTTCCCGAGTTTTGGGCCCCCGCATTGGCTGCGGTTTGGGCATTTTGGAAGTTTTGTTGTGCGACTTGCGATGCATGCTGCGCTCCTTGCAGGTTGAGGGATTCCTGGTCAATACCGGTCTTGGCCTCCAAGGTCGCCGCCTTGAGACGCAGGTTTGCTTGGTCGTCGGCAATATCTGCTGCCGTGCGCTGCTGATCGTTGGCCAAGCGTCCCTGATCAAGGGCCAAACGAGCCTTGTCCCGCTCGGCGTTTTGAGCCAATTCCTGTTGCTTGAGCGCAACCAGCGGGTCTTCCTGATTGCCGGCAAGCTGCTCCTGCAGCGCCTTCATCTCCTGGAAGTACTGGGCAACCTTCAAGGCAATCATTGCCTCGCGCTGCAGCGGCGATACAAGGCCTTCTGGGTCGGTGCCGTACTGCTGGAACAACTCCGCTTCCGTAGCCTCTTCGGCCTTGAGGCGCAGGTGGTCAAAGCAGTGCTTCTGCAGGTTGACGGCCACGTTGGGCATCGACCCAACCAGGGGTGCCATGCCAAACATCAGGTGCGCCAGGATGTGGGCATCGTGCTGCTGGCCGGCAAATGCCTTGAGCGGCGAGCCATCCAAAGCCTGCGCGTTCTCGCTGGCCGGGTCCTTGGGCTTGTCGACGTTCTGCGTGTTGAGAATCTGGTCGATATCGCGCACGCCGATGGCCTCGTACATGCGGCGGTAGGCCTCATACATGTTGTGCATCTGCGGTGCGCTCTGAGCCAGTTGCAACTGGGTCTGCGCCATCGTGATCCGTTGGGCCACCGAGAAGATGTTGGGGTCAGAGACCGGCAGGATGTCGATACGGTCGTCAAAATCGCGCTTCTTGATGTAGCGGCTCTCGCCAGGGACATCGTAGGGGTACTTTTCCGGCAGGTACTCGGCAAAGCCATCGGCCAGCAGTTTGAACTCAATCTTCTGGCTGTAGTGCAGGCGTTTGTGGATGCTCGACATGACGGCGCTGCCCTTTTCCAGCAGCGCAATCGTGGTACCCACAGCGGCGTTTTGGTTGCTGTCGCCCACCTGCATGTCCGAGATGCTGGCAAGGCGTTGTCCGGCCTGCACACAGAAGCCCAGGAGCGAAAACAGCGTCTGGCTGGGCTCCTTGTAGGGCAGGGGCATGAGAGTGCTCTGCAAGTCCGCGCCGCCTGCATCGATGTCCCGGAATTCACCGGGCTGCAGCGGCATGTCGTCGTTCATGATCCGCGCACCCTTGGCCTTGAAGCCAGCGGGCAGGTTGGAGAGCGTGCCGGCGTCCACCAGTTGCTGCAAAGCAGACGTTGCGGTCTTGGTCAGGCCGCCGATCAGGTGCAAAAAGCCAAGGCCATAGGACCCCGGGCCCTGGACGAGCAGGTAGTGGACATAGTACTGCTTACGCTGATGCTTCTCGTCGCCTTCCTTCCAATTGCGGCGCACTCCTACGCAAGCTTGGGTGACTTCGTCAATCGTGACGATGTAGGGCAGCTTGATGCCGGTGATTTCGCCCTCTTCGTCCTTGTGCTCAAAGCCAGAGAGGTCCAGATCGACCTGGAACTCGAGCAACGTGACTTCTTCCGGCTCGGTAGTGGGTTGGACGCCCGTGACGCGGTCTACTTCCTTTTGAATCGTGCTCTGCGGCACCTCGGCAGGGACAGAAGCCTGGGCACTGTCGAGGTACTGGCCGCGCAAGACCGCTTTCTTGTAGTCGTTGACCGACATCGGAACGCGGTGAGTGATGCGCTGGCATTCGCTCATGACCGACGAGCCCTTGTAAGGGATGTACAGGTCATCAGGGGTGATCAGCTTGCTGACCATCCGGCCCTTGTCGTAGTCGTAGTAGACCTTCTTGAAAGCCGAGCCGCCGTAGCCAATCCAGAACAGCAACTGGTCGAAGTCCGGGGTGTACTCCTCCATCACCGTGGTGATTTCGTAGTTCATGAAGTCCCGAACGCGGGCGGCTTGCATGATCTTCTCGCGGGTCTCCTTGCCCAGCACCTGAGTGCGGACAGGGCCGTCAGCCGGCATGAGTTCCTTGAGCGCCTGTGCTTGAAATTGCACGATGGCCTCGGTCAGCATAGGGTGCTGAGCGCCGCACGCGCCCTTGAACGGCTTGGTGCGCTCCTCGAAGGAGAAGCCCAGCATCTTCAGGCCCTTGCCGTACTGCTCTTCCCACTCCTTGCGCGAGGACTTGTCGGCCTCGTACATCACGATCAGGTCAGAGGCAATCTGCTGCAACTCTGACGGGTCCATGACCTCGGCAAGGTTGCTGTCGAAGGGGACATCATCGTCCTCTTCTTCGCCGATGTTGACCACCACATCGCCGGTCTCAGCGTCAAACTCAATCTCGATGTCAGGCAGCTTCTCTGGCTCCTCGACCTCCACCAGTTTGTCGCCTACGGGCAGTTCGTCAACGGTGATGTTTTTCTCAATCGGCATGTTGCTTCCTTACAGATATGCGCGGTTGTCGGTGCGCTTGCGTTCGACCATGCCGCCAGACTTGAATGGTACGCCCTTCTTCTGGATACGGGCTGCGGCCTCTGGCCCCCACACAATTGCTCTGTGCATGACCGGATCGCCGGTTGCGGTAGTCAAAGTCACATCGCGAAGCTCAAATCCTGGCCCAAGGTCTTTAATCACCTGCTTGAGGTTGTTTGGCAGTTTTTCATAAAGCTGCGCCTGGGCAGACTCTTGGCCAGGGAACGCGACAAACCGTTTGCCCTGCTGAATCGCGCCCACAACAGCGTTTTTGGCCATCAACTGCTGCAGTACTTGAGGAGACCGCTCCGTGCCAGCAAAAGGCTGTTGGGTTAGGTAAAACTCGGGGAAAGGCTTCCCTTGTTTTTCAGCGGCGTCTGCAATCTGAAGCCTTTGATAGATCGTCTCGTTTTTAGCCATCAAAGAAGTTCGTTCTGCCGAGAGCGAATCTACCAAACTGTCTTTGCCTTCTTCCGATGCTTTTCTCAGCTTGACATTGACATCGGCTATTTGTTTTTCAATCTGCTTTGCCATCGCCCTGTCTTTCTCTTTGCTCCCGCCCCGAGCACCGAATGACTGAAGGTACTCGAGCAGATCGGACTGCAGTTCGTTGACATAAATGCCTTCTGCTTTGCCTATGCCGGGGATGTTTGTGGTGTGTTCGCTAAACCGGCTAAACGCAATTGGGTTCAACGGGGAGCCCTTCAAGGTCGGGTGTTGGCCCTCATACGGCATCAAGTAGCCTACTTCTTTTCTTGCTGAATTGAAGGCATTATTAAAGGGACGGCTGATTTCCCTTTGAATAAGTTTTATTTGGCTTTCTCTTATCTCTCTCATGGCCTTCTCTTGAGAGGACAAGGTGGTCGGTGTTGAATAAGACATTGCTGACTCAAGAACCCTGGGGTCTAGCCGTCCTGCGTTTACTTCGCGAGCAACATTATCAAGTTGAGCCCTGGACAACTGAGCCGGAGCAGCTGTCTGGTTACTTGCTTGAAGGCGGCTGTTGAAATCTGGCTTCATTGGATAGAAGTCATCAGGTTCCTCTACGCCATACCGCCTAGAAAGCTCCGAAATCTTTTGATAGCCCCTTTGATACAACTCTTCTGCGGCCCTGGGCATGGCCAAGGCTGTCAATTGCTCGTCCGTCAGATTCGGCATTGTCTGCCGAATCTCTAATTTAATCCTTTTTACGGCAGGCATGAAGTCAGGGGACGCCTCTGTGTTTAGCAAAAGCGTTTGTATGCCCCTGATACTGTTTGCATCATCTGCCGCAGAGGCATAAAGGCTTGGGAGAACCGATAGCCGTTGTTTGACTTCATCGGAAACTGGGAGGCCTGGGTTTTTGGCCAGTTCTATAAGGCGTTTTTGATGGTTGGTCGAAAAAACGCCGTTATCCGCACCTTGTCGAGCCCTATCTAAGATCGTCAGCAAAGTATTTGCTGCGACTTGAGTTCCCCTGACCTCTGGAGGCAGTTCTTGGGCCAGATGGATCACCCCCAACGGCTTGCCGGGGTAGATATTGTCTGTCGACTGATAATTTTGGCCGTATTTGCCAGGGGGAGAAACTGATGTGTTGAATCTGCCGGGGTCAAAAACTGATTTAACCTTGTTCAGAAGCTCAGCGGGAGCAATCTTGGCATTTCCAGGCACATCGGCAAGTGCATCCTGCACCCTTTCGATGTCATAGTCCCTAAATTTGCCCTTGATCATGCCCAGGAACTGGTCTTTCTGGACCGGAGACGACATGTTGGCCACGAATTCGTCCAGCCGCCCCACAAAAGGAGCCTGCGAGGAGGGCAAATGCTGGAAAATCGACTGCGAAGGAGCAACAGCAAACGACGGCTGCGCTCCGAGGGCCTGGAGCATCTCTGCACTGCGCCCGCCACGCTCCAAAGTACGGGTAACAGGCGCTTCCAAGGCCTTTTCGGTGCGCATTCCAAGCGCCGTGGCCCCTCTTCCGACCGCATTTCCGACCGCCCGTGCCACCGGAGCGACCACTGGAGCTACTGCGGGCACCAAACCAGCCGCAAAACCGACCTCCCCGGCCCTTTTGATGCCCTGAAGATCAGGGTGAAACACCGAAAAACCCAGTTGATCGGGTGCTTGGCCCAAAAAACCGCTCACAGCAGCATAAGTGCGGGGGTCCGGCAGCGTATTTACGTCCCTCTGGGCTGCCAAAGCACGGGCGGCGGCCCCCTGGCGAGCAATCTGAGGGTTAAAAGTAGCCGGCCGGGACGCTGCGGCGATCTCTTCGGGCGTCAAAGCGACTTCTCCGCTTTCTGGAGAGCCGTTTGAGCGCCTGACTGGCGGCATTCCGCCGGACAGGCCCCCTGTCGTAGACATAGGTTCCATGTCCCTCGTCGGGTCTATCGGCTGATTTGCTTGCCTTGCGTCCCTCAGCAAATCCTCAAGCGGCGTTTTCCCTGAAAAATGTTTGTATAGGTTATAGCCCAGATTAGCGCCCATGCCGGGGCCCATGCCAAGACTAACTACCTTATCCAATGCTGCCCGAGCCGCTCCCCGAACCCTCATCGCTGAGTCGTTTTTTGGCTCATCCTTTTTCGCCTCGCCGCCATCAGCCATTTTCACCGGCTGCAGAGCCTTGACCGGATTGAGCGCGGTGATCTCCAAATCCTGGAGAGCATTGACAGGCTTATAGTCCGCCAACTGCTGCGCAAACTCCTCATCCTCAATCCGATTCATCCGTGCGCGAAGCTCATCATCACTGACCTCGCGATCCTTATCCTCATCCCCCAAGAACGCCAAAGCCAAAGCGGCCTTGTATCCTGATCCGAGGTCCTCGGCGCTTGCTGCAACAGGGGCGGCTCGCGCTCCAGCCCGAGGAGCAGCAGAAGCAGAAATACCCAAAGGCGGCTCCATAACAGCCGGCTGCGGCGCGGCAGTAGCCGGGGCAGGGGTTTGGGCTTGAGCCCGGGCCCGAGCAGGAGTTGTGCCGCTCATCTTCTTTGACAACCACTGGCGAGCCTGCTCCGCCGTCTTGCCCTTCAAATGCGGATTGGCTTCCAAAACCTGCGCCGAAAACAGGCTGCTGACAGGCGTATCGGGCGCGGCATTTAAGATGGTCCGGGCTCCAGCAGGACCAAAGAAGTGGGCGGTATAAATTTCCGAGGGACTCGGCTCACGGCCAAGATTGCGGCGCAAGAAGTCGGTGTTGCTCGCAATCACATCCACGCCCACGCGGATGTTTTCATCAGGGTTGAGCTTCTTGCCGGGCTGGCCACCAAACTGCTTCCAGGTCGAATCAATCACCCCGAACAGGCCTGCTGCCGAGGATGCATTGGTTTTGGACGAAGGATTGAGGGAACTCTCGTTACGTGCAATCTGCACGGCCACATCAGGATTTACATTCTTCGCCTGTGCGGCCGCCCGGATTTTGTCGATGAGTTCTTGGGCCATGGTTCGTGGTCCTCGGTCAGATGGATGCGGCCATTGTATGGCGACCCCTAATAATACTCAACGGGCTGCGTGTCAAGACTTCCCTCGTCCTCATGGTCCGTTTCCAAGCTGATAAAATTGCCCTGGCGGAATCGGTGCCAAGCCATAACAGCAGTGTCGACCTGATCGTCGTTGTTGCCGTTGGGGAAAGCAGCACACTCTTCCACCATCTCCTCGGCCCACTCTTTGCCCTCTGGGTACCACACCATCCCAGACTCAAGGATGGGAGCAACAGCATTGGCGCGGCTGATCTTATCCTGCCCGGTTTTACGGCCGCCAGGGGAGAACATAGTAACGGGGATCGCGAGCCGGCGCAACTCCTGCTGAAGCGGGGTCCCCGTTGCCTTGGCCTCGATCAAGACACTGTCGGGCCGCCAGTACTGATACTCGTCCTTGGCCACGCGCTTGAGTTCCGGGAAATCCCACCGGCCCTTGCGCACATTGAGCAAGATGAGGTTGGGCCCCGAATCGGCATCCGGGGTAAACACGCCCCAGGTGCTGATAACAGAGTAGTCCGCCGTCTCCTTCTTACTGTAGGCGGTGTCCAAGCACTGCAGGACATAGTCGCACTGTGGCGGCTCGTCGTATTGCCATTTCCTCCACCAGTTTCTTTTGAGGATCGCCCCCTCGTCGTTGGTCGGCTGCTGCTGCCACTGGGCGTTCCACTTCTTCAAGCCGATAGATACTTTGACCTTCTCCAGTTCGTCTAAGCTCCAGTACTCCGGCCAGAGTGGATTTCCGGAAGGCAAGATCGCAGGAAATTCCAGCACCTCCCACTGATCGCTCTTGAGATACCCCTGCTGCTTGAGCAGGCGGCCCGATAGGTCGTCCGTTTTCCATCGTGTGTTGATTACGATAATTGAACCATTGGGCTGTAACCGCTGCCGGGGGCCAGAGGTATACCACTCGTAAGTGTTCTCCATGGCGGTCTCAGACAAAGCATCCTGCTCGTCCAAGATGTCGTCGAGCACAACAACATTGCCGCCCCGGCCGGTCATCGCGCCGCCTTTGCCGATGAAGAAGGCTTCACCACCAAGGTTCGTGTTCCACCGGCCGGCGGCCTTGCTGTCTGCTGAGAGGCTCACCTTCGGAAAGAGTTCTTTGTACTTCTCGTCCTCAACAAGATTCCTGATCATCCGGCCAAACCGCTGCGCAAGTTCAGCAGTATGGGAGCCGACAATGAGTTTTGAATCGGGGACCCGGCCCATCAAATAGGCAGGGAACAGATAGCTGCCCATCTGCGACTTGCCGTGACGGGGAGGCATCGCGATCATCAGGCGCTTGCACTTGCCTTCGACCACGCGATCCAGGGCAGCAGCGATCCGGCGATGGTGTTCGCCGACGATCATTTCAGGCCACACGTATCGACAGAAATCCAGGAAGTTACTTGTTGCGCGTTCCTGGGCTTCAAGAAATTGCAGGCGAAGTTCGAGGCGAAGCCTTTCGGCTTCGAGGTCTTCAGGTTTTGACATAGCTACAAATATACCCCCGTATATCGATTTTGAAAACAAGGGGGGTGTTTATGGCCCCCGGGGGTCAGGTTCTAGGGAGGTTTTCCTTGGCCAAAAATCGGGATAGGGGCGTTCGCTCCGGTTGACGGGGTGTTTATGGCCCTCCCCCTCTAAAGCTGACCCCTAACTCTAACCTGTGCGTCGCATCCCACGGACTGATTGGCGGGCCCACCCACCCCCGCCTCCACCTTGTGGGAAAAATTTTAGAACGTTCTAAAAAGCAACACGGCGCGCGGGGAAATAAAAAAGCCCCAGCAGCTGCTGGGGCTTGGCCTGTGTGCCTGGGCCCGAGGGCCCAGTTTGTGTTAGGTGTTGGCCTCGGCCGCCTTCTTGGCTTGATAGGCCTCGAAGGTGGAACGGCTGCGCTCCTTGACCAGGGTCTTGTCGCCCAGGTCCATATCCTCCAGCTGGACCTGCACGCCGGACGGGTCAGCATAGAACATGTACTCACGCTTGTCGTAGTCGTACTCTTGCTGCACTGGGCGCAGGCCGACCATGAAACCTGCCAGGGCTGCAACGTCCTTGGCGCTGGTGCTGGTGGGCAAGAGGAAGCGCTGACCGTTGATATTGATAACCTTGTTCATGACTCTATCCTTTCTAGGGTTGACTGCAGCACCGTGCTGCAGTGATGACATTATAGCACCGGTTTTTATCCCGGTGCTACATTTTTTTAACTAACTGTAATCTCGAAGGTCAGGTCCTTAACTGTCTCAGTTATCAGATCGGTCAGGTCCAGGTCCTTCCTGACGTAGCGGTCGATATCGCCTTCAATGTCCAGGTGGACCGTGGCCCAGGTATCGAGGCGGTCATTCAGGTAGTTATCGGCCCAGTCCTCGATACCGGCGCTGATCCGGGAGTCCAGGTCTCCCTTGAGCCCTTCGATGGCAGCGGATGCGCCTTCGGTGACTTTGCCAGCCAGTTCGGTCTGGACCCGCTGGGCGACATCGCTGACAAGCTTGTCATACAGTCCGCCGAGCAGGGTGAGCATTTCAGATTGGTCCATGATCTCTATCCTTTCTAAGGGTTTAGCTGCAGCGGCCGCTGCAGCAGACCACATTATAACCCAGGTCCGTGGCCCACGGGCCAATTGTATTTTTTAATCGGCCACCAGCGCCCGATCAATTTCGGACTGCAGGACCATATCGGCCGCTGCCCAGCACTCGGCCGGCTCGCCCTGGTCATCCGTGAACGTCACGCCCTCATAAATGGGTTTGTCCAGTTCAGCGTAAACCGACTGCATGAGCGAGAGCACGGCAGCATTACGCGTGGTCATCAGGAACAGGGCCAAGGCTTTCGCCCTGGCCCCCTGGGTGGTGGGATCATGGATCACGGCCAGGGCCAATTGTTCTATGTGCATGGTCAGGCCTCCGCGCCATACTGGCCCACCCAGCCCAGGCGGGCCAGGGCTGGGACCTTGGCCCACTCGAGGCCAAAAACGCTGGGGAAATATTCCGCCCCGGGCTCGACATACACGCGGCCAGTGCTGGCCGCGTGGCGGGGCGGGTGACCGCCGCAAAGCTCCGCCTTATCGCCCCTAAAGTCGGTGACAGTATCGCCCAGGCAAGCGGGCCGCGTAGTGCCCTCATGGACCAGGGTCCAGCCATCGCGCTCGATCAATTGTTTCATGGTCAGGCCCCCTCGATTTCCGGAGGCAGAACCTCCGCATACGGGTTACCTGCGAACAGGCGGGCCAGGGGGACCATGGCAACATTGTCCCCTTCTTCCTCCTGGACCGCGCAAATCACGGCGACATATTCGCCAGTAACTGCATCGGTGCATTCCACCAGGGCAACATCCTTGTTCTTGAAGGCGCGTTTTATCGTCTCGAAATTTGAGACGTCTCCGGGCTTGAGGGCCATAACTCTATCCTTTCTTGATCCGGGGCACCGCGCCCCGGTCCGGGAATTATATACCAAAATTCACGCGTCAACCTAGGGGAAACCCGGTCCGGCTGCCGCCGGACCGGGTTTCCCGGGCCACGGCCCGGGGCCCATGGCCCCCGGACCACGCGCCATGCGCCACGTTTTACGGGGCGAGCGGCAGGGACCAGGGGGCAGGTTTCCCCCTGCAAAACTAACCGGGGGAAACCGGGCAATTGAGAATGGTTTTCATTGGCAAATAGGACTGATTCTCAATTGCATCAGGCCGGGTTAAGCGGCGAGCAGTTCCATGGCCTTATTTTTCAGGGCTGCACCAGTGCCGAACCATGCCGACTCAAGGCGGGTTGACCCCTGCCGGCCGCGCTCATGGTCTACCATCTCGGTGACTGCGTTAAGCATTCCCCAGCGGGTCCCCATGACTCCGGGGATATCGGACCCGATAGCCGAACCCTTGAACAAATCCATGATGCGGCGGTATCCCTTGGTTTCCGGGATATCAAGCCGGCCAGTATGGTAGGGCTCGAGCAGCGCCTTGATAAATTCGTCCGCCTCGGGCTCGCTCATGGGGCGGCCGGCAAGGGCCCGGGACTCAATCAGGAATCGCTCCCAGTTGTCCGCCACAATGCCCAGTTCAAGGCGGACCCGGTCCGCATCGAATCGCTCGGAGTGCAGCACCCGAACCTCTCCGGTAGTTTCGCCTGCCAGGGCCCGGACAATGGTGTTATTGCACACTACGCGGACGGCCGTAAATTTTGCGACCGTGGCCATAGTCCCATCATAGGACGTTCCGAGCAAAAGGTAAGGCCGGACGATATCGCCCCCCAGGACCTCAGCGCCGGGGTTGACCCTTGCCAGGGCCCACACTCGGCGGCCGTGGCTCAGGGCCCCGGCGGTTTCGAGCTCAAACCCGCCGATGTCCGCAAGCTTGCCGAAAAACCCCATAACCTCGGCCGGCTGCACCGTGCGATAACCGTCCGAAACCACGGACAGGGCTGCCCCGGTATCGCTGCGATGCAGGACCTTGCGACCCTTGAAAACCTCGGGCTCAGTGGCCGCCTCGGTCCGATACAAAACCGGGGACTCGAGCACGGTATAGGCTAGTCCGGCCTGATGGGTCCATTCCTCGATTGAGGCCCCGGGCTGCAGCTGGTGGCCGAGGCCGTGCCATGGGGTTTGGCCGAGGTATGCCATAGCAGCGCGGCCGGTAGTGGTGTCGATCATGTGAGCCATTTATCTATCCTTTCTTGAGGGTGCCCCGCTGCACCATGCTGCGGGGCTGAGTGAATTCTAAGCCTAAATCGGGCCCGGTCCAATTGATTTTTTTAATCGCGAATCTAATCCCAATTGCCAAATTTATCTATCAAATACCACGCCACGAGGAACAGCAGCAAGACCACAAAAAACATTACTGAGCCCTCCCGATATCTCCGGCCACATGGTGGCGCAAAAAAGACCCCGGGGGCAGCGACCGAGCAAAAGCCCGCAGCGACTGCCCATCATCGGCCGGGGCCTGTTTTTTGACCCCGTGCCACTGTATCGCTGTAGGGCCGCTCGCGGCATAGCATCCGCCGCCAGCATCGGACCCGACTTTTTTAGCCCCGGTCCCGTGAGCAACAAAAACAACAACATCGGACCGTTCGGGCCTTGCGCACAGTGGGCGGCCGTTCCCGCACTGGGCACATGTAAAAGCTTCCGACAATTCGGCAGGGCAGCGATAAAACCGGACCCCGTCAACAGTGGCCGGCCAATTGTCGGCGGTATCCTTCGGGGCAGCATACACGGCGGGACGGCCGGCTTTTACCGCCGCCACAGCATCGGCTACGGTATCGCAGGACGCATTTATCACGGTTTGGCCCTTCTTGGCCTTCGGAATAGCAGCGGCCGGAAAATGCGAATAGGTCCAGGCAAGCCCCTGCCGGGGGACTGACTCGAGCAAGGCCTGCAGATAGCCCTCGTCGACCAAGGTCGCGCCCTGCTCACTCTTGGGGTGCAGCTTGCACGTTTTGGGGCACGTTTTATAGGTTTCGTGCTCGCCACTGCGATACGTCACAGCAATAGGGCCGGTTTTCCGGTTACCGGACACGGGAACGGTTTTCAGCATGACTCTATCCTTTCTTGATTTGCCGATATGGCAGACGCCAGTTTACACTAGGCGTGCGTTTTGTGCATAGGTGAAAACCCTAACCGGTTTCCCCCAGGGCCTGCACCAGTTCCGGCCATGGCATGCCCCGGCTTGGCCAGTCAAACAGGGGCGGAAGCTTCAGGCCGTGCTCAGCAAGGGCGACCGCATCGCGCCCATGGTAGAGGTAGATTCGGGGCGGCCGCAGCAGCGAGCCCTTGTAAAAAACCAGGACAAAGCAAGGGCGGCCCTTTAAGGCATGCCGGGTCAAAAAGGCAATTTGATGGGGCCGTAGCGATACCTTCAAGCCCCGGGCGACCACTTTGAGCTCGACCGAGACAAAGCCGGAACCAATGCCCATAAGACAATCGGATATCCCGAGGTTTACCCGGTTTTCGATTCGCTCGATGTCCACACCTAAGGGCAGCAAGCCCTCTCGGACCCGAGTTGCAAAGGCGGCTTCAGGGGCGGTCATCTTCCGGGCCTTTCGAGTTGTCCCGCTCAAAAATGTCGGGGGGAGGTTCTGCCACCGGAGCGACAAAAGCCGGGTCCCTATCTCGTTCTGCACTTTCAATCACTGCTCCCGTGCTGGCGTCGATCAGGGCGGACGGGGGCGGCCCGCCGTACAGCTTGCGCAGTTCGTCCAGCTTGCGCTGCACTTCTTCCTTCGACATGGAGTCAATAGTACCGTGCCGGATTTCCTTGCGGTCGACGTAGATTGTGCCCAAGGCCTGCCCTCGGCGGTATTCTGCCTGAACGGCCGCCGCATAAGCTCCGGCCTCGAGCGCCTTGTCCCGAATCAACTGCAAGTCTCGCATGTGCCGCTCGTACGAGGTGTTGTACTTTGAGTTCAGCTGCGCCCGGTACTCTTGAATCGCAGCGACCACATGCGGGTACTCTTCCGGATTCGTCAGCTTCCAGGCCATGACAGAAGCCGACTTTTCGTTGTACCCCGCCCGGATGGCAGCTTCCTTCATGGTGACCCGGCCGTCCCCGCTCACAAGCTCAGTGACAAACTTCCACTGCTTAGAGTTCATGGTCCGCCGCTGCTTGCGCAACGGGGCCACTTCCCGGGACATCCGGGTACGGGCCTTGTCCGGCGTTACCGGGGCAACATTCCAGACATCCTTCTTGGGCATCAGGCCTTCCTCCACAGCCGCCACCCGCCTTCGACCTTGCGCAGGACAAAAGACCAGTCGGGCTGGTGGACCTTCACAAACCGGATCGAGGCCACCCGTGCAGAGTTGGCCTGCTCCTTGGATGTGAATCGAATGCTGTCCCCCGGCTGCATGTCAGCGAACGGATACTTGGTTCTGGCCACGGGCAACTCGATTCCCTGCTCAATTCGTAACACAGCTATCCTCCGAAAAACTGCTGCCAAGTGTAAACAGGTTCCAAGCCCAAGTCAATTCAAGAGGTTTCCTATAGGACTTTTAGGGGGTAACAACGATTTTATTTTTTTTGAAAGTGTCGCGCGGAGCCCCCCAGAAATATTCCACTGAATCTCCCCCCGTAATGCTCCGAAAGGTCCTACAACCCGCATAAACACTGCATTCTTACGCCATTACGTCTATTACGTCTAAATCCACAAAAAAAAAAATAAAAACACACTCGACCCCTAAAAGTCCTATATACATTTCAAAAAAAGCATAAGACCCCGGTCCGTGGTCCATGATCCGTTATATAGCCTCCTCCCACCTAGGGAAAACACCTATGTTTTTCTCAACTTTCCCTAACACGCCTACACCCATGTAAGCTAGACTAATCTCCGTATCTCATTCACAACCCAGAAAGGATAGTTACACATGAGCGACAAACCTTGTCAGATTCCTGACAATATCATTGATGATGCCAAGCGTCTGATCAACATCTGCTCTACCGAATTCGAGCAGCCCACTGAGGCCTTGTTCGCTTCGATCTTGGTCGTGGCGGTGATTGCCAAGGGTGCTGGCATGCCTTTGCAGACCCTGCTCGATGGCGTGGCTTCTGCGTACGCGGACCTTGATCCCATGACTTTGGAAGTAGGAGCAAAGCCTCATGGAACCCACTAAGTCCCTCAAACAATTTTTCGGGAGCATGTTATGACTGTGCCAAAAAGTAAAGTACCGTACCATTCTGGTCATCCTTCGATAGAGTACGAGTGTGATCTGCTCGGGGTGACGCTAACCTGCTTTTTCTTCTACGAGGCCCCGAGCCGTGGTCTTCGGTCCGAGGGGCTGCAGATGGAGCCGGACTACCCGGCTACGTACACCCTGATGCATGCCTACACGCCTGAGGGGCTCGATATCTCTCCGGTGATGAAGATGGACATGATTGAGGATTTGGAAGAGGAAGCTTACCTGAGGTGGGAGGAATGATGGAAGACCCGACAAAAAAGAAAAGTGACCAAGCTGCTGTGTTGAGCAGGAAGGCCGTGGAGTTGTTTTTTGGAGAGGGGGTGGACAAGAAGGTTGCTGCGGTGGTTGCAACGCGCCTTGCGGCCGGTTGCTGCCGTGCAGCGCAGATATCTGCCCACACTTCAACGGACATGTTTTTAACTTTCTACAAAGATGCTGATGAGTACTGGACAAGGAAATTCAATGACTGATTCAAAGCCTTTTGTGTACACCCCTGAGTCTTCCGACTCGGATGTGGCGGTTCTGAGGATCACCATGGAGCAGCGCGGCTGTTTGGTGGAGGTCTGTGTTCCGGAGGTGGCCCTGCCTCCGGTGATGGAAATGAAGGAGTACATGCGCAATACCGGCGCGGACATGTACGCCCGCCTGTACCACATGATGCAGCAGCTTGAGAGGGGCGAGAAATGACCAGCGTTCTGACCCCTAGCAAAATCCCTGTCGCGTGGCTCGCGGTCAACGCTGTGGGACACAGGTATCTCCGGTTCAACCCCCCGGCTGTGACCGTGGACCCTGAGCCGAGCCCCTTGTGCCTTGATCGGGACCGCAAGGCCCTGTGGGAGGCGCTCTATCGCATCCAGACGCATGCATTGATGGCTGCCGCCAACCCTGAAGGGGCTGAGGGCCATTGCCTGGAGATCATCAAGATTGCAGAAAAGGCATTGGTGGAAGATGGAGCCAGACACCAAGATGGTCCTTGATGCGTGGCGCAAGCTGGTTGTTGAGAACTACCGGCTGCGTCTTCAGGTGGCCTTTTTACGAGGGGAGATCAGGCATGAACAACATGTGGAGAACCACAAGGGGCGAGTCGAAGGCGGGGAACATCGTGATTCACGTGACCCCCTTAAATGATCTGCGCCAGCATGAACTGACAGCCGAGTGCTGGTGCGAGCCGGAGCTTGACTACGAAAACATGGTTGCTGTTCACAACAGTGCAGATGGCCGGGAAAAATTTGAGACTGGAGAAAGGAAAGTATCGTGAAGATTGAAAAGGGGCGGCCTTTGCCGCGAAGCTATCCGTTTGGAAAGATGGAGGTCGGGGACAGCTTCCTGATTCCTAAACACATCCGGCCGCAGACGGTTCAGATTGCTGCGGTACGGTATTGGCATAAAACCAAAAAGAAGTTTTCGGTTCGAAAGACTGAAGATGGGTATTGCTGCTGGAGGGTGGAATGACTGCAAAGAGAACTGATCCGTGGATTCCCGTTGGGCATCCTGATTTTGTATGGACATCGGGCGCTGATGTACAGAAAACATGGCGCAGGTATGGGTGGGTGCCGCCCAGCGAACAACGGCCGCCGGTTGTGGTGGAAGCCAAGGAGCCCGAGTGGGTGGCTGTGAGGAGGGTCAAATGAGCAGTAAATCCGTGGCGCACGTTTATCGGATGGAGGCAAACGGTCGGCCTGTGATTGCATGGGACGATGCGACAGGCATCGAGGTCGGCGCAAAACTCTACGCCGCCCCGCGCCCGTGGGTCGGGCTCACCGATGAGCAGATCAATCAGTACGACTACGAGTACCGCGATCTGCTCTATGACGCCGAGAAGATGCTCAGGGAGAACAACACATGAGCAACGAATACGCCTTCCCACACACCATCGAGCATCTGCACCAGCCGGTGACGGCGGGCATGACGCTGCGCGACTACTTCGCAGCCAAGGCGATGCAGGCAATGGTTCCACTGAATGGTGTTACACCCCAAGTCGCCGCTTCTGTCGCGTACACGTTTGCAGACGCCATGCTCAAGGCAAGGGGGCAAGCATGACCAAAGATGACGACGACACCCTGTGCTACCGCTCAGAGCTTGAGGCGGCGGTGAAAGCCGAGCGCGAGGCAACTGCCAAACGCTGCGCCGAGATCGCCGACGAGGCCGAGCCGTACCAAGCAGCCGATCTCATCCGCAAGGCGTTCGGGGTGGACAAATGAGCTATCTTGTGGCCAGCCTGCCGCCGCTCAAATGCTTTGTGCGGCGCGAATTTCTGTACAACTTTGAAAAGGGGCACGGGCATCTTGAGCCGGCAATCTGGGTCAGCCTCAAAGCCCTCAGGGGGCAGGTATTTCGCATCGAAAGCCTGCTGCCAAACTACGGTGCTCTCTACGACAAGCTGCCACTGCATGCCTACGTGTGGAAAGAAGAAGCGGGGGACTTGCCGATTGACACACTGCAGCTATGGGACTGCATGAGCTACCGCTTCACGGTGGTCGAGAAGATCAACCTGAGGAACCTGAGCGTGAAGTTTCTCGGCAAGGACAAGCAGTGGCACTTTGGCAAATACATGTTCACCGTGGACTTCTGCGCCGACGAGATGGCCCTTGACACCACATTCGTTGAGACGGCCGAAGAACACAAGAGCTTTAACTTCATCCGCCTGGACAACGGCCAGTTTGCCACGCAGCCCAACAACCGCTGCCTCTGGTACGACCAGAGCCTGATCCCACTGGATGTCAAATTCCCGGACTTCCAGGCAGCCAAGTACGTCTGGACCGTTGATGGCTCTCGCAAGTGGGCCGCTGGCGACGATTGGTTTTATGAGATCAATGAAAGAGGAGCCGACTGATGATTGACTTTGTCTCAACCCACCCTGGCGCAGAGCCGCAAACCGTGGCCTGTGCCCGCCTGCTCGCGGCAGTCATTGCCCAGGCAGTTGATGATGCCTCCAACAGCAATGCAAGCGCAGGTGATGCGTTGGCCGCGATCAATTGGCTGTTCAACAAGGACACATCGTTTGAGCAGTACGCCACCTTGATCGGCGCAAATCCGCAGGCCATACGAGATGCGCTGCTCAGGTCTGTTGACCCACACGAAGTCAGACCAAAGGCGGAGCGATTCGATGAGAGCAGGCGCCGCAGGCTGCGCTACAACTACACGCAGTGGCTTCGCCGTAGACAAGAACTGATCGAGCGAGGGACCATAAAAAAATGAAATGCCCCCTATGCAAAGCACCAACCGAAGTCAAACACACCAAGGACGAGGATGGAACACCAATCAGACGCCGGCACTGCTTTAACGATCACAGCTTCAACACCAAGGAAGTTGCGATCACGCAGCCAAAACTCAAAAGGGTTCGACGCCAAGGAGAAGTGAAATGAAGTGGAAAACATGGAATACCGACCACTGGATTTTGGAATCGCCTAAGGGCGAGGTCCTTGATGAAATCACCAGGGACTATGAGCAGTTGTTCTTTCTCAAGAGCAGCCAGAAGCGATACACATCGCTCAAGGCAGCCCAGGCAGAGGGGAAAAGGAACCAGGAGAATGCCCCCTCTTGACATATGTTTCAGGTGGCGTACACTATCCGTACAACAGAAAGGAGAGCTATGGCTGAACAACCTAAACGACGACTGACAGAGGAAGAACTCAAGCGGTGGTGGCCGTTTGATCGCTTGGACCCCAAGCTGATGCCCAAACCACCGAAGAAGCAAAACCCACAACCTGAAGAACCTATAGAGGAAGCATGGCTATGAAAAAGTTTTCTGAAAAATCCCGGAGTGTGATCGACTTCTTTAAAAACGACCCGACTGCAAACGTAAGAGAGACCGCCAAGAAGTTCAAGATGGGCCTCCCCCACGCCTACAAGCTGCGCCAGCGGGCCCGGATAGAGAGCAAGTCAGCAAACAAGGCTGTGCAGAAGGAATTCACCATCACGCTGCCCAAGCAGACCAAGAGCACTATCTCTGTTGACGGCATCCTCGATGCGCGGGCCGTGGACTACGGTGCGTTCAAAGACGGCGCATCGCTCATGCAGGGCATCAAACGCCTGATGGCAGAGCATGCCCAGCGGCACAACAAGACCTTTGCTGACGACCAGTGGGAAGCCCTGGAGATGATCGTCCACAAGATGGGCCGCATCGTCAACGGCGACCCCGATAAGGTCGATCACTGGGCCGACATCGCCGGCTACGCCAAGCTGGTCGCAGATCGCTTGGAGGGGAGGGTGCGGTGACCTCTCCAATCAGAGCGGTGCGGATGTCCTCGGAGGAAGTGCAGACGGCCATCCTGGCCTTTCTGCGCCAATCCAACTACGTCCCGCAGCGCACCAGCGAGATATCCAAGGCCCTGGGTTTCCAGCCCTCCTGCGTCCGCAGGGCAGGGCTGGCCTTGGTTTCTCGCGGCGTGTTGCAGGCTGATCTGGTCAAGGGCCGGGGCCGTGGAGAGTATCTCTTCATCCTGCAGCAACTGGACCTGTTCTACGACCAGAAACCCGCCCCAAGCCTGTCTTTGAACAGAATCCTTGAAGCGTTGGCCGAGGTCAAGACTAAGCTCTTGATGCTCACCCTGCGCCGCAGGGCATGATCACTTTGCCTCTCCCCAGCTTGGTCCGATCTCCACATCGCACCGGCTGGGGACTTCCAGGCGCACCGCCTCGGCCATGATCCTGGCCCCTTCCTCGGCCTCTTCCCGATTCTTGACCGACAGCGCCACCTCATCGTGAACCTGCAGGATGGGCGTCAAGCCGGCCTTGGTCAGGGCCACCATGGCGGCCTTGGTCTGATCGGCGGCTGACCCCTGAATCAGGCGATTGAGGCCCTTGTAGGTGCCCGCCCGCTTGATCCGTGCGCCGTATTCAATGACGGCCTGCTCACGCGGCAGCGCCTTGTTCACGCCCCACTCCATGGGCTCCCACAGCGGGAAGCGGCATTTGCGGCCCAGCAGGGTGCGGATCGCGCCGCCTGAGGCCGCATGGTCAATCCTGGCCATCACCGCGTTAACGGTGCCCTTGAGGAAGGGGACGTTGCGGTGGAAGTTGTCAATCAATTCGCTGGCCTCATCCAGGGACAGGTCCAGGCTGTTGGCCAGCTTGTTCTTGCCCATGCCGTACATCAGCCCCAGGCCGATGGTCTTGGCCGCCTTGCGTTTGATGCCGGCCATGTCCGCAACCATCTGGTGGAAGTCGGTGGTGGGGTCCTCCCGGTAGGCCGCAACCAGATTGTCGGCCCCGGGCAGGGACAGCAGGCTGGCGTAGTGGACCAGCAGGCGGGGCTCCTGAGACGAGAAATCGTTGGAGGCCCACATCTCCCCTTCCTCGGGCAGGAAAAGGCTCCTAACCATCGGTCCGATCACCTCATGGCGGGCCGGAACCTGTTGCAGATTGGGGTTAGCCATGGACAGGCGGCCTGTGACAGTGCCCCCATCATCGGAGCGCATCTGGTTGACATGCGGATGCACACGGCCGGTCTTGGCGCTGAAGTCCATGTAGGGCTGCAGGAACGTGCTGTGCGTCTTGTTGGTCTCGCGCACCTCTACGATCATCTTGGCCAGCGGATGCTCACAGCCGTCCAGGAATCCCTTGGTAAAGCTGGGCAGCCCCGTGGCGGTCTTGGCGTACTGAATGCCGAGGCGGTCAAAGGCCTGGGCGATGGATTGCGCGGCCCAAACGTCCACCTGCTGGCCGACCTGGGTCTTGATCTGCTGCAGCAGTTCCTTCTCGCGCTTTCGCATCTGGCCAATCAACTGCTCGCATTTCTCGCGGTCAAACCGGATGCCGCGCCGGGTCATCTCCAGCAGCACGGGGAACACATCGGTCTCGAGATTGAAGACCGACTCGACCTCCTCCTGCCGCATTTTGATCTTGAAGTGTTGCCAGAGCTTGAGGGTCAGCGCAGCGTCTTGCTCGGCGTACTCACCAACATACATGGCTGGGAGCTTCCAAAGCTCCTTTTTGGGGTGAACCCCGAAGTCAGCGGCCGCCTGTTTGAGAGCTTGCTCACTCTTGACCTCTTTAAGGTAATCGAAGCCAAGCGCATTGAGGCTGTACGAGAAGCGGTTTTCATCGAGGAGCGGGGCAGCAAGCATGGTGTCATAGATTCGACCGTTGATGGTGAATCCACTTGCACCCAACCACCCGGCGTCATAGGCGGCGTTGTGCATGATCTTGTCCGCTGGGGTGTTGAGGACATCGCGTACCCAACGCTCCACAAGCCGCCGATCCAAGTTGCCGCCACCGCCATGGCCAACAGGGAAATACCCAGCCCAGCCGTCGACTGCGACTGCGTAACCAACAATACTCCCGTCACCGCGAGGCCAACCGGGACCCATAGACTCCATGTTCGGGTCGCATGTTTCGAGGTCAATTGCAATCTCCTTGGCTGTGGATAAGTCGGGGAAAGCCTGTGGAGGAACCCACTCAGTGGCAGTTGGAAACATGGGCATCGTTTTCACAGAGCAAATCCTTTTTCTCGTTGTTTGGGCAGAATCAGGTGAAGCGTTTTTTTGGCCCGGGTCACGCCTACGTAAAAGAGGCGGTTGATGTTGTCGCTTTGGGCCGCATATTCCTTGGCCGACTTGGGCGAGAGGTCCATGAACAGCAGGACGTTGTCCGCCTCCCCGCCCTTGGCTCCGTGGATTGTGGACAACTTGATTCGGTTGGCTGTGGACAACTTGGTGCCTCGGCGCAGAACGGCGATTAGGTACTCTCGCTTTTCCTCGGCGATGCGCTCCAGGGCTTCGTGCCAGATGGCCTCGGTCCGTAGGCCGTGGTCCTTGGTCAGCGCCGCAAGGGTGTACATCGCGGTCGGGTCCCCGCCCTTGAAGGTCCGGTGGCCTCGGGCAACGAACTCTCCACCCAGGTACTTGTAGATGTCCATCACATGCGCCCCGACGACTTCCTCGCCACGGCGCAGGGCCTCCCAATGCACGACCGCCTCAATCATCTTGACCGGCAGGCTCGGCACGCCGCCGCGCTCAAACAGGATGCCGCTTGAGCGCAGCCATTCATGCACCGGGTTGAGCATGTAATTGGTCGAGGCCATGATGAGCCAGGGCTCGTCGTTGAGCGGTACATCCTCAAACCGGTAGTAAGTCTTGACCGATCCTTCAAAGTCCCGGGCTTTCCACTTCTTGGGCTGCCGCTCTCTGATCCGGTGGACGATGTGGTTGGCCAGGGCGTGGACGGTGCTGGGGACCCGGTAGGACTGCTCGAGCACGGTGATATGCCCTTGGAAGGACAGGAAGCTCTTGACATCAGCGCCGGCCCAGGTGAATACTGCCTGATCGTCGTCTCCGGCGAGGAAGGCCCGTTTCGCCTTGGAAACCAGTAGCTCGACCATTTGCCATTGCAATCGGCTCAGGTCCTGCGCTTCGTCGATGATTACCACCTCCAGGGCCGGGATTAGCGATGCATCGAGCACCACCATCTCCAGCAGGTCCGTGAAGTCCAGCAGGTTACGCGAGCGCCGGTAGTGGCGGTAGGACCGCTCTACGAACTCGAAGTGATACCACTCGATGTCCAGCCCGCTTTGGTCGTAATGCTGGCGCAGGTCGATGCCTTTGATGCGGGCCAGATTGATCTCGTTGAGGATCGGGTTGTCGGCCTTGGCAAGGTTCACATCCTCCTCGGTGCCCAGGGCGATTTCGATGCCCACCTCGGCGGCGAACTCCCGGTAGTGCTCGGGCTTCATCATCATGTCTGCCTTGATGGCAAGGCAGTGGAAAGCCAGGGAGTGCAGCGTCCGGAAAAACGGGAAGTCGGTCTTGGGGTGGAGAAACGGGAACTTGGCCACGGCCCGGTCCCGCGCTTCGTTGGCTGCCTTGCGCGTAAAGGAGAAGTAGCCGATCCGGGACGAGTGAACGCCGGCCTCCAATTCCTGCTCGACGCGGTTGAGCAAGTAGGTGGTCTTGCCTGCCCCGGGCGGCCCGAAGATTTTGTGAATCTCGACCATGGCTAGAACGGGCTCCCTTCTGTGCGCTGGGTGTGCGTGTCAAAGGGCGCATCCTGCTTTTGAAAGCGGGGGATACGCCAGCAGCGCACCGTCCTGTTCTTGAGGAACAGGCTGATGGGCTCACCGCCCATATCGCGCAGGCGCTGCGCCATCTTGGGCGCGGACAGGGAAGCGAAGTTGTTGCGCTTGAGATGGGCCTCCAGGTCTTTCATCCTGAAGTACGTGCGGGCCTCCTCATCATCCGTCCAGGGGCGGCCCATGATGACCTCATCGCGCACAAGCGCCTGCTGCATGTGGGTGGTGAACTCCTCAAGCAGGTCCATGAAGCGGCCGGTCACACTGGTGTCCTCGCTGGCTTCAGTGATCTGCTCGGTCTCAATCATTTCCTTGAGCAGGGCATTGAGCAGGTTTTCCCAATCCTGTTTGCGCAGGGTCGGGGGTAGGACATTGAGTTTTTCCAGGCAAGCCTTTTGGAACGCGCCTTGTAGGAATAGGCTGTCAGTGTCTAGCTCGATGCGCCGTCCGTTGACATCCAAGAACCACAGGGGTGGTTCACTGGCGTACTTCGACAAGCTGGCGATCTGTGGCGCGTCAGGCGAGTTGGCCCCGATGCCAAACTTGCGGGTGCGGCACAGGCCTGAGTGGCAGAAGGAATTTAGCGGTGCATCCTTGCACTTGTAGTGATACTCTTTTTTGCCAACCTGTTTGACCAGTATCTGGACTTCGTTGTTGGGCAGAGGGGGAGCCACGTATTTGTAGTTGTATTCAACCAGCTTGTCTTCCCAGCCGGCCGGGTGGGCCCGCTTAAGATAGATGCCAATGTTGAATAGGCCATTATTGCGCGTGCCCTCCGGGAAGCCTTGGGCGCATAGTGCTTGTAGGCATGGCGGGCCGTCCTTGATGGGGCTCTCTGCTTGCTTAGGCGGTTCAGGAAAACTGAGCGGCAACTCTTGAACCGCTGCATCGTACAGACCGTAAAACTCTTCCAAAGTCGCCGCAGACCCATCCGGGTTGATTGCGTAACGAAGGCCGGCGTCTCCACCGAAGTACGGCAGGTTGAGAAAGTTGCCGGTGTCTCCTCGATCAACAAGGATTTCGGCTTGCTTCGGAAAGATTTCTCGACCCGCTTCACCAAGCAGTGCAGCCGCATTCTTGAGATACGTTTGAAAGTCTCTGGCTGGAACAGGCGTTTTTGTGAATAAAAAGACATGGGCCCCTCCTGATTTGCTTCTGCATACGACCAGCGGCAGCTTCAACTGCGCAATTCGCTCTACGAGGCCTTTGTGGTCCAGAGGGTACTGGTCAATGTCAATACATCCCCAGATGCAGGTGTTATCCGCCCTGATTGGGATAATTCCAAGACTCGGTTCAACACCCTCGAGGTGTGCAATCCACAAGTCATCCGTTGGGGGCTTGCGCACGACTGTGGCTTGCCCAGCTTGTTTTCCGTCTCCACGTTCTGCCTTTATTCGGTACGTACCGTAAGCGATGTCCAGTCCACTGAAGATCGCTTTGAACCTTGTTATGTCTGTCATTGCACTCTCTATAAAAGGTGGGGCCTACTCGCCGATTCTGCGTACAGGAATTGCAGTAACGACACGCAGAATCCGCTTTCGGCCCCGAAATCAGAATGGGGCTGGTCCGTTGTCCACGACACCTTCGCCTTCATGCTTGACCTTGACTTCGCCTGCACTGATCTGTGAGGCAAAGGACTTGGCGGCCTGATACTGATTCATATCCTGGATCGGGCCGATCTTCTCGATCTCCCATCCGTACCACTTGCCCTTGTCGTTAGACTCGGCCTGAGTGGTCAGTCGATACACATGGCTGTACATCGGGGGCGTGTACGGACCGTTCTTACCCATGAGCTTGGTGCTCATCATCATGCTGTTCCACTTGCGCGACTTCTTCAGTTGCGTGGACTTCATGACGATCAAGGCAGGCTCAGGGATGCCCGCATCGTTGACGACCATCACGTAGTGATTGGCCGTGTTCTCGATGTAGTTGCCACTGTCCAGATAGTCCTTGTTGTCCCCCGGCTCCCGGTGGGTGCGGGTGAGGATGTCGGACGTTGCCGGATAGATTGCAATCGGTGCGCCGCTGCCCGAGCCGCGAGGGGCCCATTCAATGTACTGGCGCACATAGGCCACCGGGATGACGGTGATGCCTTTCTTGCCATCGTAGATTTCGCCAGTGACGCTGTTCATCACGCAGCCGGGCATCGCACCTTCGACCTCGCCCACTTCAGGGCTGGTGCTGGTGAGCAGCTTGAGGAACGGGAGAGCAAAGTCCTCCTGCCCCATACCGTCAAAGCCTCTGTTCGCGTCCTGTTCAAAGTCACCGCCCAAAGCGACGGCATATTCTTTTTTCTCGACTACCTCATTCTTGGCCATGATTAATTTCCTTGTTTCACGCTGATTTGATGGTTGCTCTTTGGCCAACGTAGACACCAAAGAGTTCTGTGGGGAATTCGCTTCCGCGTTCCACCTGCTCGCGAACCCAGGCCTTAAGGGTCTGGGGTTCGATCTTCTGCGCCTGCTCCACAGGATAGTTTTGCTCGCGCAGTTGATTCAAAAGTGACTCGCACAGCTTGTCCTCATTGCGGCCAAACCGTACTGACACAGTGTTCTTGATAATGTCGTCGTACCCGTGCTCACGCAGCCACTCATACGCCTGCGCCCGCTTCTCCTCGGGGATGCTGGCGCTGTAGAACGGCTTGACAACGATTTCGCTGCCATCTGTCATGGTGAACTTAGACATGCCCAGTTCTTGCAGCATCGCGGGGATCGCCTCCTCCATCATCTTGCGCTGCTGCTCTTTGCGTTCCTTGAGCACCGACTCCATGTCGAGGATTTCCTTCTCAAGCTCTTTGGCCCGCTTGGCCAAAGCGCCGACAGAAGACAGGTCCTCGTTCTTGATGGTCAGGGCGTCTGCGTCCTGCTCAAATATGCTGTTGATGTCAGTCATCTCTTTCTCCATTCTCGGTAACATCGATCTTGACGGGGATGTACAGCTTCTCACGCCGGTCCCACTTCAAGGCTGTGTATCGGCCAGAGTTATAGAAAGCAGCTATCGAGCAGGCCAAGCCGATAGCCACGGGGTCGCCTGTGAGCAACAGGGCATCCCCTTCCTTGTAGTCCCGCAGCTTGCGCCTCAAGGTGCGAACAGTAGGGACCGTGCTGAAAGCAATTTGCGTGTTGGAGGGCAGCAAAACCTTGATCTCCCCGAAGCGCATGGCGGCGGAAATATCATGGTTGGGCATCTCTTGCACAACGTATACGGTAGGCATGTTTACATTCTCCTTTCTCAAACCGTGCGCTCAGTGTACACTACTTCCCGGGCATGTCAAGCCCCGCAACCACAGAAAGGAAGAGAGCCGTGGACTACTTTTTGGAAAAGTACCCGTTTAAGAACAAGCCGTACCTTCATCAGGCCGCGTACCTGCAACGATTCTGGGAAGACCCAGCGGTTGCTCTGTTCGCAGACATGGGCACTGGCAAGAGCTTCATGCTCATCAACAACGCCGCCATGCTCTACGACAAGGGCAAGATCAACGCCATGCTGGTCGTGGCCCCGAAGGGCGTCTATCGTAACTGGTATACCGGGCAAATACCAGAGCACATGCCCGAGCATGTGTCCTACACGATGGCGTGCTGGTCTCCTACGCCGAAGAAAGCCGAGCGGGCGGAAATGGACAAGATGCTCAACGCCACCGATACGCTGCGTATCTTGGTCATGAACGTCGAGGCATTCAGCACGGAGAAGGGCGCGGCATTCGCTCGCACCTTCCTGCGGGTGACGACAGCCTACATGGCCATCGACGAGAGCACCACCATCAAAACGCCTCAGTCCAAGCGCAGCAAGAACCTCGTCAAGATTGGCCGTGATGCGCGGTACAGGAGGATTGCAACGGGCTCCCCGGTGACCAAGAGCCCGCTGGACCTCTTCAGCCAGTGCTTCTTCCTCTCCCCCGACTACCTGGGCTACGACAGCTTCTACGCCTTCCAGGCCCGGTACGCCATGATGATTGAGCGCAAGCTGGCGACCCACACCTTCCGCCAGATTGTGGGCTACCGGCACTTGGATGAGTTGCACCAGAAGCTGGGCACCTTCAGCTTCCGGGTGACCAAGGACGAGTGCCTGGACCTGCCCGACAAGGTATTCACGCGGCGCGAGATTGAATTGACCGAGGAGCAGCGCAAGGCCTACGACCAGATGAAGCTGATGGCGCTCACGCTGATCGACGGCAACCTCATGTCGACCAACAATGCTCTGACCCAGATCATGCGGCTGCACCAGATCGTTTGCGGGCACGTAAAGTTCGACGATGGTCGGCAGGAGGACCTGCCCAACAACCGGGTCAAGGAACTGCTGGCAACCGTCGAGGAGTGCAACGGCAAAGTCATCATCTGGGCCAACTACCGCCGGGACATCGAGAACATCAAGAATGCCCTGGCCGAGGAGCACGGTATGACCACCGTGGCGACCTACTACGGCGACACGGAGGCAGAGGACCGACAGGAAATCGTCACACGCTTCCAGGACCCCAACAGCGGCCTGCGCTTTTTTGTCGGCAACCCCCGCACGGGCGGCTACGGCCTGACGCTGACAGCGGCGCACACCGTGATCTACTACAGCAACAACTTCGACTTGGAAGTGCGGCTGCAGAGTGAGGACCGGGCCCACCGGATTGGCCAGACCAACAAGGTGACCTACATCGACTTCATCAGCCCGGGCACCGTCGACGAACACATCGTCAAGGCTCTGCGCAGCAAGATCAACATCGCCTCGCAAGTGCTGGGCGAAGAACTCAAGGAGTGGATTAAATGATGCTGGTGCCCGTCCGCCGCAAGTACGTCTACAAGCGCCTCGAGCGCCTCGACAGGTCCTCGGGCCGCGTTTATCGCATCGATGGCGAGGACATCCCGATGCCCAGCGTCACGACCATCCTCAATGAGACCAAGGACCGCAGCAGCCTTAAAGCCTGGGAAGAGCAGGTAGGCAAGGAAGCGGCCGAGCGCATCAGGAACGAGGCGGCCACCATCGGCACCCACATGCATGGCGTCATCGAGCGATTGCTGCTAGAGCGGCCGCTGGACATCCCCAGAACGTGGCAGCAGGTCAGGGGCTACTGGATGGGCTACAAGCTCATCGAGCACTTCTTTCCGCATGTCAACGAAGTGTGGGGCGCGGAGGTGTCGCTGTATGTGCCAAGCACATACGCCGGCACTTCTGACTGCGTGGGCGTCTACAAGAACAAGCCCAGCATCATAGACTTCAAGCAGACCAACAAGCCCAAGAAGCGCGAGTGGATTGAGGATTACTTCCTACAGCTTGCCGCGTATGCGGTTGCACACGACAAGGTGCATGGCACCAAGATCGATCAGGGCGTGGTGATGATGATGAGTCAGGCCGGAGAGCCGCAGGAGTTTGTCACCGCCGGCCGCGAATTCGACGAGTACAAGGACAAGTGGTGGCGGCGCGTGGAGCAGTACCAAAAAATAGGCCGGGAGGGCCAGCCTCCCGGCCAAAGTGCCATCTAGGGGTGGAGACGCCCCGAGGAAGTGAAGATGGCAACTGCAATCAATGGGGGGGAGTTTACTTCTTCCCCAGCTTCTCGCGTTCTTCCAGCAGCCGGACCTTGACCTGAAGCTCGTTGATGTGCTGCATCATCTGCTCTTTTTGTATGGCCCTGCGCTCGGCGCTGATCGGACTGTCGGTGGGGATGCCCTCTTTGGTAATGAGAGCAGGCATCTGCCCCTCGATCTTTGTCAGACGCTCTGAGAAGGACGCGACCTGTCCCAGCAGCCAAGCCAAAGCGGCCACCACAATTGGGATGACGGCCTTGAGTACGTCTGACCAAGCCATTACTTCTTCCTTGCCGCCCGCATGTTGTCCACCAGATTGGGGTAGGGCCGGCCGGCTTTTTTGGCCATGGCCTTCGCCGCGCTCTTCTTAGCAGGGCTCATCTTCTTGGGCTTGCCGATGTCCGTGGGCCGTGGTTTGTCCCACACAGGTTTTTTCATCATGATTACCTCAACTTCCTGAGTTTGTACAACGTGCTTAAAAACGTCTCGATGGCCCCATCGATGAGATTTTGAATCGGGCTGTCTTTCTTGTCCACCGCATCGTAGCGAAGCTTCTCGATGTCGTCGAGCATCTTCTCCAGGGCTTTGATGCAATCCGGCTCATCGGGCATGTTTAGGTACGGAATGTCCAAGATCACATCATGCCGCCCCTGGTACGCCTCGGTGATTGTGTCGGCGTGGTCAATGATGGCTTCGTAGAACTCGCCCAGGGCGGAGTGCTTGGCAAAGCTACCGGGTCCGGTGACGCTCAAGTGCGCCCGGTGCGCGTACTCCCGAGCCAAGAACATAGTTCCAACCAGACGGCCAATCATTTCCATAAACTACTCCATCACTGTTGCGGCTGTGCGGGCTGCATCGCCGCTTGGCGCTGCATCAGAAGTCCGCTTATCGGGTCGTTGGGGAACATCGCAGGATACATCAACGGAATCTGTTTCTGCGCTGGTGCAGCAGGCTTTGTCGTAGGCAGGCGGAAGTTGGGCTCGTAACCGCGAGTTGGTGGAGCGGGCGGTAGCGTGCGCAGCATCTGGCTTGCAGAAGCGCGGGGCACCACGGGCTGGCCCTCCATGCCTTGCAAGGGGGTGGTCTGCCCTTCGCGCTCAAGATCGGTAATCTCGCGAGGAATTGCTCGAGTAGTGGCTGCAACTGCGGGCCTGCCAAAAATCATTTCCTTGCTGATACCGATGTCCTGCAACTGCTTGAGGACCTTCTCACCATCTTTGGGCGTGGCGATGTTGGTGATGCCCCGAGCAAACTCAGGGCTCTCCAAGGCCTTGGTGAAGATGCGTTTGTAGAGCTCGTTCTCCAGGCTGCCCGTCATCCGAACCATCAGTGCCAGAGCGCCGGTCTCAGGAGCGATCCTGCCTACTGCTGCCTCGCGGCCCGTGGTTGTAAGAAATTGAATACCAAAACCAAAAACCCGCTTAGCTGCTTGATCAAGCGACTCAAACGCCGGAATCTGCCCGGTTACGTTGGCAAATGCATTGACACGGCGCTGCAGATCAGCAAGCTTCTTGAGGTCATCGAGATGCCCGGTGCCACCAAAAAGAACCCGCAATGATTTCTCGTTGTTATCCAAGAAGGATTTGAGCGCCCCTCCACCCCTCACTCCTTCCCCTGCAAGCTCATAGACGGATCGTCGAAGAGCAGCAATTTGCTCGGGGTTGCTGCTCATTGCGTCAACCAACTTCCGCATGATCGCTGGATCACTGATCGCATCAGCAACAGATTGCTTGAAATCGGCATCCGGCCTTGAGGCGCGAGCAAGGACTCGATTAAGTTCGTTATCCTGCGCGGCAACCATGCGGCGATCAATCTCGCCCAGCCGAGCGACATAGTCGTTGGCCAGATTGAGTTCATCCTGCAGCTTTGCTTGGATGGGCTGCGGTAGCGCCTCGACAATGTTGCGGTTATTGTCGAGAACCCTGCGCATGAGCTTGGGATCAACCAAGCCCTCCTTGTTGACCACGCCCTTGCTGCGCAACCAATCAATCGTGCCGTTCGTCATCAGGCGCTGGGCCTGCTCATCATTGCCGAGGATGGTGGTTACGCTGCGCAGGTTTTCAACATTCTTAAATGCGTTGCGCATCAGGTCTTCGTTGGGCAGCAGATACTCCATGCCCCCGCGCTTAGCCTGCGTCATCAGCAAAGGCAGCGTCCGGTCGTAGGTGCTCTTGTAGTCATCAACCATGACCTTCAAGGCTTCGTACTCGCTCTTGAGCCGTGGTGCGCGGTCCAAGACAAGCTTCTCCACATCCTTGAACACAGCGTTGCCTGTGTCGAGAATTCGCTGCGCATCGGTCTGGCGCACACGGCCCTTCAGCATCGCCGCGTTGTAGTCGTTAAGCGCATCGTTGCGGAACCGTTGAGCCGCCGTCAAGTAGTCCAGGGCCTCCGGAATGTTGATGTCGATCTTCGTGCTGTCTGCAGCAACCCGAGCAGCGTCCTGGCGAATCTGCTGTGGATTGATCACGATCTTGCGACCAGGAATAACCGTGGGGATGGCGACATTGCCCTGAGCATCCGGAGTAGCAAGCTCCGTGAGCCCTGGAGTGCGGCGGCCGCCCCTAGGCTTATCCCCACGAACAAGAGATTGCACGGAGGCACGGATTGCCTTCATGATCTCAGGATCATCAAAGGCTTTGCTCATGCCAACAATCTGGCTGTCAATGGCCTCGTTGGTAAGGTCATTGAGCATCTGCGCTTCGAGCCTTTCGCGATTGCGAATCTGACTCTGCACAAAGTTGTCGAGCAGTCGGATAGGCTCAGGCACTGCCTGACGCATGGACGGGCGCTCGATCTTGTACTTGCTGATCAGCGCCAGCACCTGCTCTTCCATGTCCCTTGCATCGAAGAGCGATTTGCCCTGGTCGCGGGTGGGCAGCGGCGTTCCGTCAGGGGCCGTAGCCTGCTTGAGGCCAATGCGGGACAGGACGCTCTGACGCATCCGGTTGTCGGCTTCCATAGAGGCCTGAATGACACCACGTAGCTCGTTGTTGAGCATGTTGATGTTCTGCGGGCCCAGGCGCTCGGAGATCGCCAAGATTTCTGCTTCGGTCAGGTCTTTCTTCTGCCGCATCAGATTCTCAAAGAAGGCCTGCCGGTCAGCCTGGGCAGCCTTAAATGCATCCATCACCGGAGTACGCGCCTCGGGGGACAAGTTGGCAAACAGGCGATCCAGCGCAGCTTGGTTCTGGCTGATGCGGGTTTTGACGCCCTCAAGGTCCTTCGGGCCCAACTGCTGCAGCAGCCGAAACTTCTCCTGCACCAGCGGCGTGTACATGGTGGTCTCGGCTGCGTCTAAAACAAACCCAGCTTCTGCAAAGCGCGGATCATTCATTGCAGCGCGAAGCGCAGCAAGCGCCTCTTGTGCGTCCTTGCTCTCTGCAATAGGCCCAAACACCTGCTCGAGCTTGCGCTCGGCGTTTTGGATCAGTTTTTTAGGCACGATGCGGACAATCGGGGCCCGCCAAAACTTAGGGGCGCTTTCTAAAACCTCTTGCTCAACATCCGTGAGCCGTGATCCAGGGCCGGTAAGTTGCTCTCTTGCAAACCCAACCGCCTTACCAGTAGGCGTCATCTGCGCCAGTTTCCCAGCGGCAGAAAAGCCCCCGGACAGAGCCAAGGGCAGTCCTACAAACGCAGCAGCAGGCAGCAGTTCCTTGAGCAGGGCCTTGGAGGGCTGGTCGTCGGAGACGTTTTCTTCCACCGCCTGACGCATGGTCTCGTAGCCCGCGCCAAACGCCATGTCCAGAGCAAGCGCCTTCTTCGGGCTCTTTGCAATCATGTCCATCGCGTCCTTGGCCACGGCCCGCATGACAGTTGGGGCAGGAGTAGCCACAGCCAGCGGAGTGCGCATGGCCGCAGCCGCGCCAAGAACTCCCGTAAAAGGCAGGCCCGCCCCCACCCCTTCGCCGGCGGCCCGGGAGTACCGCTCCAAAGAGTTACGGGGCGATACCTCGCCCCGGTTGAAGAACTTTGCAAACTGGAAGACTTGCTTGTCGTCCAGGCCCAGGCCTCGGCCGATGACTCGCTGCGCGGCATCGGGCAGTGCAAACAGGGCTGTGTTGAAGCCCCAGGAGGCTTGGTTGATCAGGCCCTTGACCTTGTCTGCGCCTTCCGTTACTTGGTCCGGGGCCCCTGCTTTGCGGGGCTCGGTTGCAACAGGAGCGCCTTCTGCACGGCCGACGATCTCGCCCGTGTCGGCATCAACTACTTGGCCCTGGGTGTTGATGAAGGTTGGCATTACTGCATCAGTCCTATAAGCTGGGTTGGCGTTGCGCTCTGGATGGTTCCGTTGGGCATCCGCAGATAGACCGTGGCCCGTGGGTCTTGAATCCTGCCAATTGTGCCGCCGAGGAAGGTGTACATGCGCTTCCTTGCATCAGCATCGGAGGGGATCACAAACGGATCAGACTGTGTGCCCGTGTTGGGCGTGGACATGACAAAGTCGTTCTTCTCATAGCCCAACTGCGTAAGCACCTGCTGCCGAGCATTTCGAAGCATTGC